GTGCAGCGATGCCCGACCTTACTGTAGTGGGTGCGGTTAACTACGCGTTGCACTATTCAACTCATGCAACTGCTATTTCGTGGGCGGTAGATAATGGGCCTGTAAAAGGTTGGGACAAGTGGTCAGGGCTTCCAATCCCTGAAGAACTTAAGTACGTTGCTGCCCACCCTGAAGAGTACAAGTTCATTGCGCACAACATTGAATTTGACTATCTGATATGGACATTAGTATTTGCTAAGAACTTCCCAGGGTACAAACGTCCACAGATTAAAAACCTCCACGATAACATGTCAGTTTCAAATTACTTCAGACTGGGCTCTACCTTAGAGGCCAACGCTAGGATGCTAAATTTGCCCCTAGTGAAGGACAAGAAAGGTAAAGCTGTCATGACGTACACATGCAATCCAAACGCTAAGGGCGAGCTTATAGGACCCAAGAACGCTGAAGACTATGCAGCTTTCAAACGCTACTACATGGGTGACACTGACATACTACGTAAAGCTTACCGAGCAATGCCTCAGCTTCCACCAAAAGAAAGAGCAGTATGGGAGTGGACATTTAAACATAACCTGACTGGTATCAAGGTGGACACTGAGCTTCTACATGTCTTCGACAAGATCCAGAACGATAAGCTCCCACCACAGGAACGCAGGTTCAAAGAGATTGTAGGGTGTACCGCTAACAGTCATCAGAAAATCTTAGAGTTCTTTAAGAACTTCTACCCCTGGATTGTAGACTTCAGAAAGGATACGGTGGAAGAATTGCTCATGGACCCCACCCCTGTACCAGAAGAGGTGCGAGAAGCTTTAGAGATTAAGTATCTTCTCGGAGGTAGTACCATGTCTAAGGTGCCTACTGCTTTGAATACCATGCACAATGGTCGCATCTTCCAGCTATTCGACTACGCTAAAGCTCAGAACAAACGGTCTGCAGGTAGAGGAGTTCAACCTCAAAACTTTCCACGTTTCGACAAAAAGCGCAGAGATAAGTTAGAACTCGACCTAGACTCTCCATATCTAGGGCGTAACCTGTTAGCTGTGTACCCCACGCTACAAGACCCCTTAGGTGCAATTAAGAACCTACTTCGCCGTATCTGGTTAGCTGACGAAGGAAAGCACTTTATCGCAGGTGACTTTTCTAAGATCGAACCGACCGTACTTTTCTGGCTACTTAACATGGGTGAGATCCCAGCTAAGTGGTACGAAGAGATGGCCAGCAAACTTTATAACATTCCACTAGAGCAAGTGGGTAAAGAGTCTGATGAACGTCAGGTAGGTAAGACTGCCCAGCTATCATGCGGGTACGGTTCAGGAGCTAAGGCCTTCAGGGTTAAAACCTTCCAAGATACCGGCATACTACTTTCAATGGAACAAGCTACTAAAACAGTCATGCTCTACCGCAGTATGTACCCGCTTGTAGTTCAGATGTGGGATGACCTAGAGAAAGCTTTCCACATGGCGTCAACGTTCTTCAAGACGACATCTCTCTATGAGGGTCGCGTCGTAGTAATGCCCATGCCTAAACCTTGGAAGGGTGTGATGATTCAACTTCCATCAGGGAGTAAGCTGTATTACCATGGAACTTCTACCCGCGAAGTAACATTTAGAAAGAAAGTAACGGACTTAGATTCATTCGGTAAAAAGGTTATCCGCACGGTAGAGGAAACTAAGTTACAGATGACCTATATCACTCCACTGGCCAACGGTGCGATAACGTACAAGTCTGTTTACGGCGGTTTGTTATGTGTAGCAGGCGGTACAAAAGTTTTAACTAAGTCGGGCTGGGTTAACATAGAACTAGTAACTAGCCGCGATCTAATATGGGATGGGGTAGAATGGGTTAGTTCTGACGGAGCAGTATGTAACGGAGTGAAAGAAACTATCGAAGCATACGGGGCCAGATTTACACATGACCATTTAATTCTTACTGACGAAGGGTGGAAAGATGCATCACAGAGCAAGAGATATAACAGGGCTGAGTGCAGGTTACCTGACGGCTATTCGGTACCATGGATCGAACGGTACCAAGTCCTTATGGGATTTCCGCTGCGAGTGTGGCGTAATAAAGGTCATGCCTGCTACGGAATTTATGAAAAAGTTAAAGCGTGGGCGGGACATGTCTTGCGGGTGCATGCAGAGAGCTATTCAGTCAGCGTCGATGACAAGCCACGGGCTAAGTCGGCACCCAGCTTTTCACGTTTGGCGGTCGATGAAGTGCAGGTGTACGCTGTCAACACACCAGGCTTGGGAAAACTACGGAGGGCGAGGGATTACGGTATGTACCAGATGGTTACATTCCTTCGAGAATTTCTGGGAAGATATGGGGAGTACTTACCAGCCGGGGCTAAGTATCGACAGGATAGACAACGAGCAGGGGTACTTCAAGGAGAACTGCAGATGGACTACGGTAACAGTTCAAGCGAACAACCGAAGGTCGAGAAAGTCTACGACATTGTTAACTGCGGCCCAAGAGCTAGGTTTGTAGTACTCGCTGGAGGGAAGCCTCTGATAGTGCATAACTGTGAAAACCTAGTTTCATGTATCGCTAGAGAAGTGCTAATGGACGCAGTGTTGAGACTTGAAGGACACGGTTTTCCTATTCCAGGTACTGTCCACGATGAAGCTTGGGGCCAGATTAAACCTGGCGAGGAAAAAGAATTTGAACGAGTAATGAGTATTACCCCTGACTGGGCACGAGGCTTAGTAATTAAAACGGAAGTTAAGGCAGGACCACGGTATGGAAAATAATTTAATAGACGCACCAGCACCAAAGAAAAGAGTTAACGGGAATAATAAGGGTAAGAGCTACGAGAGAGAAATTGCTATCCAGCTCGCCCATATTTTCCCTAAGGCACGCAGACATTTAGAATTTCATGCTGATGACGCGTTAAAGAAAATGGACATCCAAGGTACCCTACCGTGGGTGATACAGTGCAAGCGAAAAATAAAATACGAATCACCTAAAGTTTTACTTGAAACAATAGCTGAAGAGGGTGAGCATAGAGTCCTTGTAACAAAGGCAGATCGATTACCCGCACTAGCAATCCTAGAATGGGAAACGTTTAAGATGTTAATGGAAGTTTACCACGGTATGCGCCCACCACTAAAGAGTGAAGAGCAGGTAGCCGCTGATAAGCAGAAGTTAAATATTAGAAATCTGCCTCCCTTTAATAACGGTAGTATGAAGGATCTTGGACTATGAGTATTGTCATCGGTAATCTTAAAGCGTGCAGAGTAACTAGAGGTGAAAGGTACTCTCCAGTTAACAACGCACCAGCAGAACAACTCCCCACATATTACGAACTAGTTAGTGAAGGTAACTGTGATGTAGCTATCCCAGCTATGCAGAACAGACTACTTATTATTGATATCGACTTACCTCGCGAGAGAGAGCGCATTGTTAAAGGCGTAAAAGAGAAGTACATGACCCCAGATGGAAGAATCTGGTGGCGTAACTTTGCATCCGCTAACAATATCCCTAACACGTATACCATTATTTCTAAGAGCGGTGGCTTCCACTTATACTTTGAGTTACCTGACAGCGTAGACCATTTAACATTTAGACCTAAGAGTGTTTTCAGAGATGAGAACAATAACCTAGTAGGCGTTGAAGCTAAGTACCGTGCTACTGTACACGCTCCACCTACTGCAGGCTATCAGGTACATCCACAAGGGCCGCGTGCTCCTGCAGTACTACCAATTGCTTTGATGGATGAGCTACTTCGAGGTAAGACTGAGCAAGAGCGTACTCCTGAAGAGCTATTAATGTCAGGCTCGCATAGTGCTTTCTCTGCTTCACAGGTAGACTGGCTACGAAAGAACATCCCATGGGTACAAGAAAACTGTGGGCTATCAAGAGAGAACTGGCGCGACGGTATCTTCTCTATCAAAGCTGGTACACAGTTTAACCCAGAGCTAGGTGAAGAGCTTAGTATCATGTGGACTATGAACCAAGGGTACTCTGACGGTGATGAAGTTCAGGCCGTAGATATGTATCATAAGGCCGATCCATTTGGTGACATCCAGGGCGGTACTATCATTCACCTGATTAAGAACTTCTTCGAAGAGAAGGGCGTACCTTTATCCCTGTCTGAAGTTATGGGTGGCGAGATTGGTATCTCTATCCTTGAGAAAGCTGGGGTAACTTTCAAGATCTCAAAGGAAGGTAAACCTCAGTTTATTGACAACGAAACTAACGCTGCTCTGATCTTGGATACATTAATCCCTAAGCAAGAAATGTTTTTAAATACTCGCACTGACACCTTTATGTACAAAGGTAAACAGATGTCCGATAAGGACTTGCTGAACAGCGTTCTACCTATGCTTCAGAAGGTAGGCGGCGGTCTTGGATTTGAGAAGATGAAAAAGTCTACTGTCCAGACTGGCATCGAAATTGCTATGCACCTTAGAGCAATAGACCCCCACGAAGAGTGGGTAAAACAGCAGGTATGGGATGGCAAGCATCGTATTGAAAGGTTTTTTATTGATGTCATGGGCGGTGCTGACAATGAGTACAACCGCATACTAGGTAAGAATATGTTTAGCGCACTAGCTGCGCGAAGCCTTTCTAAGGGATGTAAGTTTGACGCTATGTATATCCTCGAAGGTGACGAGGGGGCAAGAAAGTCTACTCTGATATCTATCTTGGGGCGCGGTGCCTACTACTCAGTGCGTGGTAGAAACATCCTAACAGCTGATGATTCACTTAGGCAGATGCACCAGGCAGTTACAGTAGAGTTCCCTGAACTTATTGGTCTACGCCACGAGGATCCTGAGATCGCTAAGGCGTTCGTTACATCGTCAGTCGATAAGATGAGAGGGCTGTATGAAAGAAAGGCCGTAGACAGGCCCAGAGGCTTTATCATGTTTGGGTCTACCAACCAGGAAGAGTACCTATCACTTGATATGGGTAAGCGAAGATGGTGGCCATTCAAGGTACCTAAGGGTTTTGTCATTGATACTAAGGCAGTAGAAGAAATGCTTGGCCAGTTATACGCTGAGGGCAAAGTACTATGGGAGCAGGGCTATTCATACTGGTACATGCCAGAAGAACTTCTAGCTAATATCCAGTCTGCTAAGCAAACAGGTAGCTACTTACGTGATGAGATTAGAAAGATCATTACCCGTAAAGGTATCTTCGAAATTAAAGAGGTATTTGATGAGCTTACTATGCTTAAAGTTATCGGCTCAGGTGGGCTATCTACGTGGGGTAAAACTGTTGAGTCTGAAGTGAGAAGGCTTGGCTGTGTTAAAGATAGTGAATCAGGTAGCTGGAAAATGCCAGGGATTCACATGACTATGCCTCAGGAAAACAACGTACTCTTATTACAAGGAATGAACCTATGATACTTGAAAAGAATTTTATCCAGATACAGTTTGATGCTGCCAAGAACTACATTAAGCAGACTGAGAGTAGGTACAATACTAAGGCTGAGGAACTACTGGCGAGCAATGCCTACATCCAAGGCAGATGTGATGCTGTAGCTGACATGGAAAGCTTGGTAGGTCAGTATAATGAAATGCTGAAGAAGCTTAACAAAGCTAATAAAGAATTGGATGCACTCAAGTCTAAAGATGATTTCAAACAGGCTTACGAACCACGTGACCCAGAACCTGAAGGCTTAGGCTTATGAAAGTTAAAACGTACCCCGAAAACTTTAATGTCACTCTTCGAAGAGGTGAGTTTGAAACGGTTAAAGAGTACTCTGCATACACAGGTAACGGGTTATACCGTGAGCTAAAAAATTACCTAGAGATCTACCACTTCCCTCACATGATGCTTAGAGGTGATTACGTAAGGATTATATACTTGGAAGAGACTGAGGCTACGGTAAAAATATTACTGCACTTGAATAACAGGCTACTGGTAAAAGCTAAAGAAATGGCGGGCAGTGAAGGCTTATACGCTGCTACCCGGCAACGCGGAAAAAACCCTCTGGGAGGGACGGAGCCCACTGCCGCTGACTGAATAACCCAGATACCCTTGCTTCAACAAGTGAAGTAGTTGGCCTAATAATATTTTAACCTTGAGGAAACAGATATGCTATCACAAAAAGAAATCGAGATTATGACCAAGTACGCTTGGAGCTTAGTGGGTACCCCATATAAGCTGGGCGGTAACGTACCTCAAGATGGCGGTATGGACTGTAGTGCTGTGGCCCTAGAGCTTATGAGGGCCGTAGGTAAGTGGGGTACTGACGATGCTAACGTACAGATGATTTGGAGTAAGTTAGGGGCAGCTTTTGGTAGAGGTAACGTGGCTACGCGTGAAGGTGACTTTTTACTTTTTGGTAAAAGCCTAATGGAGCTAACCCACATATCCTACGCTATCGACGGTATCTGGATGCTTGAAGCTGGAGGTACTGATAAGACTGGTATGGTTAGACCTAGACCACAGACCTGGCGTAAAGACTTAGTAGCGGTGATACGCCTCTAACCTTTAAACTTCTCATCCTGTCGCTTAATTAAAAGACCTAGCATTTTCTTAGTGGCAGGGTGGGTAGCGTTTTCATAGTCATTCTTTAACTCTGCTAGGCTCTTACCCTTTGGGGCCTTGATTAACTTGCTAGCTTTAGACTTTACTTTCTTTTGCATGATTCTTCTCGTAGCCTCTGTAGTGCAGTAAACTTAGGTTGGATCTCAGCGATAGCAAACGTAACTTTCACTCCGTGAATACCGTCACACTCTGATAGATCTACCTCGACTAGGTCAGTCTGGTTCTTCCACACGTTAACATCTAAGGGTGCCTTATAGCAGTGGCCTCTACGGTAGAAGTAACCTTCAGTCATATCAATTTGATACTTAGTTACCTCGTTACAGACCATTGATCTCTCAAGGCTTCGGCAACTTGTTACTGCGAAGAGCATCATTAAGAGTACGCATGTAAAGATCTTCATCGTTATTTTCCTCTGCTGTTTGTAACCTGATTACAATTCTGTCGGCGCGACTATCATCGAAAATATATCCGGCACGAACTGCGCCTACTCGCATAATTACTCTGACAATCTGATCCATGAAACGGGTCACGATGATATCAGTGAACCACTTAAGCCAGCGCTGACCTACTACAGTACCTAACCACTGCTTTAGCAAAGGCTCAGTCATGTCAACCAGGGTATCGCCTATTTTCTTTAGTAGGGTGTAGAAGACTTCAGATGTGAAATACGCTTTGAACTTTTCTTTCATATTAAAAAGGCTACCCGAAGGTAGCCTATAACTCAATAGCGTTTGTTCTCGTCTGCTTACTTTGTCACAATATTAGAGTTTAACTTTATCTAGTAAAGTCTTAAGGCCGTTCTTAAGTGTGATCTTGAAACCCTCTGCCATGAAAGTCTGATCGCCAGGGATCTTCTTTTCAATGAAGTCAACTGACGAATCAATTGCTTTATTAGCTAAAGGCATGAGTTCAAACGAACCCTCAAGCGTAAGCTTAAGTTTACCCAGCTTACCTACGTGAGCTAAAGCTACTTTACCTACAATATCTTGACCTTCAAGGTCGATAGATTTATCTACAAGTTTAATACCAACCAAGTCTTTATTTACGTCCATGTGTCCCTCCTTGGGATTTATTTAAATTGGGTAACGTGGTTTATAGTCTAAAGTACCGCGCTAGTTCTGTCTAGTCTGCATAGCTTGGAACATAATTGATTGGTGGCGGTCTAGGCGGTTGAGAGTATCCAAGATCGCCTGGTCACGGATAGCTTGATTATCTAGGATGTGCTTAATCTGCCTATCGCGCTGATCTCGAAGTGGGTCCACATAGGCGCGGATAGCTTCTTTCTGGAAAGGTACAATGAGTAGGAAGAAGATAACGGCACATACTGTTAAGTTGGGCCCGACGATAAGAACTATAGGCCACTTAATCCATGCAGGTGTGTGCGACCAAACCCATACACCCGCTGACTTTATTAACTCACCCATAATTGCGCCCTCTCAGTAGTTATAGTCTTACTGAAAAGGCGCGCTTAGTCTAGTTCGATTATTCTTTTACCTTAATTACGGCGCGTAACCTTGGCAGAAAACTGCCTTAATCGTCGGCAAGATGAATTGAAGGAGTTGTTTCATTATGGGATACCTATACAGGTTACAGAGTTATCAAACGAGTTGGTCAGAGCTGCTGCCGAGTTCATGAGAAGCAACCTCGCATAAGAAGCGGTCGAAGTAGTCTTGTCGTGAATTATTGCCGCATAGGTTGTGGCCACGCCTGTTCCGCTGCAATTATACTTAACTCCATTGAGCCCATTTAGTCTGTATGTCCCTGCCGCTTCCCATGAAACTGAAGTTATCTTGTTACCTACTTGACTACAAATAGTGCAAGTTCCAGTGGAGCATGCTGTTCCACACGTGGCACCAGTCCCAAAATAAACACTCTGAATATCACTCCCACTCGTTCCGATCGTTTTCGGCGTATCTTTCAAGCTCGCCACAATCACGTTTGAGTTTTCCCAGCCAGCGATAGGGATGCGAGCGTTAAATACGACAATAGCTCCAACTTGTACTACATCACTACCAAGTCTCTTAGTTATTATGTTTTCGACAGAAGATTGTTGACTGAAGGTAATGTAACCAACGGAAGGCTCCATTAGAGTGCCATTACCGAAATATGTGGTAGAAGCTGCGTTCCTCCCCATAGATCCAGAAAGTTTCAAGCTAGGTATCTTTCCCGTTCCCGATGAAGTGAGAGCCATGCCTTGATGCTTTAGATTTAATCTTGCTTCTACGGCAGTAGGTGTACCACTTGTAAACTTTCCAGACATGACTAAATCATCCCCATCACGCTTACACTGAGTCTCAATGTTCGTTACGGTTCCGAATCCTGTGAAGTCTGAAGTCGTGTGACCGCATGAAGCCCATGAGGTATTACCATTCGTGCTTGAGAGAGTGTTGAAGTGCTCTGTGGCGGTCGCGTGAACAGAAAAAACAGAGGAAGTAGAGCCAGTCTCAAATGTTAAAATGTCGCCAACGCTTGCAGTAAAAACAAAAGAGGAGGTTGATGCGCCTGACGTAGAGGACATTCTTAAAATATCTGCGGGTAGGTATACTCCATTAAGTAGAATATAAGCATAGGCTAAAGTCCCACTCGAGGTATTTCCTGTTAAGTTTACTATAACGGTCGCTGTCTTTTGGAAGATGATCCCGGTATTTCCAAGGGTATAAACCCCGCTGCCGGAGCTGTTGTAAGAAGTTCCCGCGCTTAGGTCTGATGTTGGTGTTAAAACAACAGCAAAGGTTTTTGCTATTGACTGGGTTTGAATTTTATTACTCGTGCCAGTTACTTTTGCTGGGCCAGCAAAAGTTTCATCAACGAAAATATTTCCAGTGATTGAAGATGTAGCGCAGACTTTATAACCGAAAGAAGTTGAACCTGTTACGTCTGGAATTTCGTAGTAAGTATAGTATCCGTTTGCATCAATTGATTTTACATTGAGAGTGTCAGCGCCGTTTCTACGAGTGGTTAATGTTACGCCTGCACTGGAATTTTTAATCCATGCACCGACTAAGCCTTGCACGTTTGCGAAGTTGGCACCTGTCGTCTTGTCGACCGTATAACAACCAGTAGAAGCCGCAAAAGCGAGCTTTAAAGCCTTTTCATTGTTTGGAGTAGCGAGGATAACACTCGACTCCTGAGAAGCTGTACAGCCCGAGCAAGTGCCTTCAGAGACGCCGTCTTCAAATGAGCCATCGGTTAAGAGATTAAGACGAGAGCCGCCAGCGCCACCAGCAGCACTGCCTATAACCCAGCGAAGTGAGGTGTAGTTATAAGCAAGGTCTACCTTGTGCCCGTCTTTAAGCTTGTACGTTGAGCCCGTAGGTGCAATGATTCTATTCGCAGCAGTAGCACCGGTGTTCAGGTTGAATACAATGTCGTGACCTACGTTATTGAATAGCGAGATCTCACGCGTACCTGTGCCCGCAGGAGCAGGGATCATATCGATCGAGGTTAGCGATGCGTTAATGAAGCGAATGTACTTAGTGGTGAATCCCGCTACCGTGGCGTTAGCGCCCGTGGTAGTGGAGTCATTTGAAGGAGCATATACTAGCGACCCATTAGGGTTAAGATCCCCATAGATAGTAACTACCTTGTCCCCCGAAGCACCTGCTCTGATTGAAATGTTATCAGTCCCAGTAGTCCCGATCTGAGTGTTGTTAATGCTCACCCCAGAGAACGACGAGGTGGACGCTTTGTTAGGCGCATTGACGTTGTAGGCGTTAAGCTGCTTTTCTACGGTAACGTTACCTTTGATGCTTTGGTCGGCATGCGCATTAAGCGCAAAGACCATCGAGAGTAAAAGTAAAATTGCTTTCATGTATGTCCTTATGGAGGGGTTGGAAATTCTTCAGTTTCTAGCTGCCAAACTCCACCTGATAATGTTTCTTTAACTAAGTTTACGCCGTCTAATCTCCATCGCCAAGAGCCGTCAGCTATTTGATCGCCTACGATAGGCGTGATAGTGTAATCAGTAGAGGTCACTCTCTCTAAGCGGATGTCATCAAGCCACGTATGCTGACCTGCAGTATCGGCAGGTAGTATCTGAAAAGAGTACCTAAGCTCGTCGCAAAAGTAAGGCGTGCTGAAAGGTATCGAGTACAAGTGTACGTTTCCGTCGTTATCGTAATCAATGTCCGCACTGGTAACTAGGTTAACCCCATTGGTAATATCGCGGATAGTCAACTTGATAAGACCTGGGTCTACTTCCGACTTAAGGGCAAGACTGAACATTAACCGCTTACCCCTGAACTTAGGGTCAAGAGGGTAGTTACGCATAACGTACCCTGGGATACTAGGAGACTCATCGTGCGTTATTTTCAGTGTATTACTGCCGTGTATCTCGCCCGCCGTATCGATCACAATACCTACGATGTCTGTGGCGGTATAGTCAGTGATAACACTCTTCTCCATATCGTCCTGAAATACAGTGTCCAGGCTGCCTGAACCTGATCCGCTGCCACCTGAGAACTCTTCCCAGTTGATGTCAGCAGTTCCAGACTTAAGGTAGTAGAAGGCCTCTTCATCAGTGACGTATACGAACATCCCTAGGTAGCGTACGCCCACTGGGATAGTTAGAAGGTCGACTAGAAGTTCTACCTGTAAACGAGCGTCAAGGTGTTTAGGTACAGCTACGTTGAAATTGTCTACTAAGTTAATCGACATATTTCACCTATCTTATAAACGTAAAGTTTGTGTTCAAGTTAATACCTAGTGGAGTTGTTAACTCGTAGATAGTGTATGAGACTACCGCAGCATCAAGGGCCGTATAGTTCTTAGTTTTCTTAGTGAAAGATCCAGTAACGTCGAAGCCGTTCTCATCTGTGATTTTGGTTAAGTTGCCGTACGATGCCGGGAAAGCGTAGTAGAACACTTGCCCCGTGAGTCCAGAGTATGTCACGTTTCTACTGTTGGAGTTGTTAACAATCTGCTTTCCACCAATGGCCGCAACGGCGAGATCCTGAGCGCCAGCGTTCCAGAAGGTAGGGTAAACGAAAGGGTAGTTTACAGTGTTAGACTGATTCGTTCCTGTACCGTCACCTACTCGCGAGTAGAAGCTCATGTTATCTGAGAACGGTGTACTGTTTACGTAAGTCTCAATACCACCGTTAGCAAGCGGAGAAGCTTCAGTATCTACTAGCACTGCGCTACGGAAATGGGTTACCGAAGTAATATCGTTTAAGACCTTTACCGTCGTAGCAGTCATTGTAACCGCTGAAATGACAGTTCCTTTCTCACGCAATGTCTGAGCAGGAGAACAACTTAAACTGATTGTAGGAGGCGTATAAATGAAATTGAAGAGGGTTAGAATAGCTTCTCTGTTAGACTTAGCATCAACTAGTTGACCCAGTCTCTGAGAATACCCTTTGTACTCGCCTGACTGCCAGATAGCGTCAGCACCGTCGAACTCTAAGTATTCACCTGGAGCAGTACCGTTAGGCAGTAAACCGCTCGCCCCACTTCCAGCTGACATTTGGATGAGATCTTTGAACCCTTCGTACACTTTGTGGTCTAGTGCCTTAATGTGCATAGCAAGACGGTCAAGGTCTTTCGATAGTGCCGGAACAAGATTGTTACCGCTTGCAAGTACCGAAGGTCGCATAGCATTAGATACGAACTCTACAAACAGGTAGTACCCTGTTCTTAGAAATCCGTTAGTATCAAGCCACTCCTGTCTAGCAGGGATAGGGCCCACCCAACCTGGGGGAACTGCAGAAGCGTCTTTCAATGTAATCGTAGTATTTGGTCGGGCCAGATTAGCAAACGTGAAATCGGTATCTATTACTAGGTCGAATACCTTTAGTCCTGATAATACCTCGCCTGCAATGTGTGACCAGTCTGCTAAGTTAGTTACGTACACCTGCAGCGTGGAGGCCTCATACGTAGGAAACGTAATAGGGTACACCTTTAAAGCGTTGGTACCAGCGTAGTGGTCGTAAGATTTTGTACTCAGTGGTATTGTCATAGTGCCCCTAATACCACTGAGTGTAACATTACATTATTACGTTAATCAATAAGCGGATTGTATTCTTCGTTAAACTCTAAAGTGTAAGCTCTACGCTCAGCGTCCTCTTCTAGCCTCTCCATAGTTATTTCGTCATGGTCTTGGAAAGCAACCACGAAATCATTAACGTTAGAAATACCTGAGAATGGAATACCAGTAACCATAGTCGCCATGCCGAATACGTCTGCATAGTCCCTCCAGCCCATCTTGTAATCAGTACCTACGGAAACAGCTAACTTAGGTACGCCTCGCAATACTCTTTTAATAGTATGCTCTACCGGGGTGATGGAAACGTCTGAACCTAGCCCGGTATTAATAGTGGTAGATAGAATACGCCCGTATGATCCTAGGAAGTAAGGGATCATCTCAGTCGCTACCTGTAGCTTCATACGTAGCTCTTTGTCTTCTTCCTCTTCCTCGGGCTTATCAGGGGTGGCAAAGTCTTGAAGCTCAAGGGCGATCATGTTTGCTGATAATGCTGCCCCGATAATCATCGTGGACATGTATGCTTTACGCCACGCAGGACCGTCGCGCTTGAGTTCCACGTTAAACTGACGCTTGAAAGCGTATAGATGCTGTGTTGCAATATTAGTAAATCTGCCCATAGTTCCAGACTTTTGACCCATTGACCTGTTAGATATTGCGTATCTACCTAGTGCTCTGGAGGTTACTAAGTCTGCCTGTTTAACAGCATCCTCAGAATATCTACCCTTTGCCATCTGGGCTTCGTACTCAGTATTCCATACGATGTTCTCCAGTACGTACTGTGAAACCTTTTGGAAAGTCATGGTAGTTTTTTCTGCAAACTCTCTGACGGTAGTTTTCGCAGAGTATAGCTCCTCAGTATTCTCCATCAAGAAGGCCTTAACAAAAGCTCTTTGATTATTTTTCATCTGTGCCGACATCTGAGTACGTTTATTAAAGGTCTTCAGTTTTAATGGCCAGCTAACTACGTTGAGGGCGAGTCTCATCTTGGAAGATGTGTAAGGCACTGCTGCTGGAAGTCCTGCTACCGTGTTGGTCACTGCTGCAATAGCATCTAGCGAGTAGAATACAAACGGGGTATTGCGTAGCATCCAGTTAACTAGCTTAGGAGTGTTAGGGTCAAAGTCCCCCCGGACTTGGAATTGCACTGAAGAGAACCAGTCATCGATGATACCTGTCTGGTATACGCTCGCGCCGATCTTAATAGACGTTTCAAGTGCCCCAGGTCTTGTCATTTTAATGTGCTCAAATACTTCAGGGTCATTAACGAAAGCTGCTAATAAGGTCAGGTGGGGCTTAATGTAGTACTCGCGCATTGCCATGTTGAGGTACGTAGTGACAGGGGTAAGCCCTAGCTTCACCGGGGTACGTTTACCTTCTCCACGGGCCCTCGTCCGTCTGAAGTTATCCAGGGCAAATACTCTATAGAACATTGTTTCTGCGTTATCGGCAGTGCCTACTTCCATCACTTCGTTATATGAAATAGGGAAGTACCCGCCTGTAAGCTCAAAGTCGCCTACCTTAAACGGTAGTGCTGCAATCTCTCCAACTTGGATACCTTTATCTCTACGGTAAACTTCTTGAATCATTTCAAGTGCGGGTACAAACTCTACCCAAGTAGCGTTTACTAGGGCAATGTCGTCAGCAGTAATAACGCCTTGAGCTACTAGATCATTAAGATCTTGCATAAACTCTGACTCTTTAACAGTCTCAGTCTTAGTAATCGGGTCTACGTTAACTGCCCCGTGGGTACGTAGGAAAGTTTCTCTACCTGAGGCTGAACCTGCGTAAAGCAGCATACTAAGTAGCTCGTCACGCGACTCAGCTTTTACGCCTGATAAAGGTAAAGTAATAGGGTCAAGCTTCTTCGATAGTGACTTCTTAGAAAATACTCTAAGTCTGACCTCTGCATCCCCAGCTTCATTTGCTGCCTGAGATTCACCCGTTTCTACATCGTAAATAATATCTGAAATACCAGAGTCCCGGTACGCTTCTTCACTTGGGAAGTAAGTGCTGAACACTTCATGTATAGCGTTAGCTTGTGGAAGCCAGCTTCGCATGTCCCATACTTTAGTTGATTTAAGTATTTGGGATTTTGCCTTATTAACCTTATTAGAAGTTACAAATTCTCTACCTTCTCTTTCAAGTTGGCTCATGGCCGCAGCTACGCGTGCCATAGTCTTAGCGTAATCTCCCATTGCAATTATGGCAGATACTGAGTCTAGCTTTTTACCTGCAATATCAGCAAGCATTGTAGTTGTCAGATTATCTACGAAAGCATTTAACGCAGAATCCAGATTTTCAACAGGAGTAAATACGTAAGGAACTCCGGCCGCTACACCGTTAAGAACATCTCTTAACCTTTGCATAGTTTCAGGGTGAACCTTGCCTGCATTGGCATACACGTAATCAAGCGTTCCGTAGGTACCTAGCGCCTTAACAGAATTGTCCACTTGCTTAATAAGATCAGGTGCGAGTCTTAACATTTCAGACTTAGTTAATTCATCGAACTTAGCGATCAGAGCATCAACGTATTTACCTTGATTGAAATAGTTAACTACCTGAGTACTAGAATCTCTCACGCCTTTGATTAAAGCTTTAATGCGAAGGTCTTTAACGCTCATCTTATCAAGATTGTTTTGAGCAGCTATAGTAACGTGCTTGTTCGCCACTCTCGAAGATACCTTGCCGTTCTTAATGTAAGCTGCAAAAAGCTGTTTGGCCTCTGCAGGGTAAGCCTGTACTAGTTGAGTGAACTGATCATTCAGAATACTAGGGAGTGCTTTAGCGAGCATCTCTTCTGATGCCTGTTTAACTTTGTCGTCAGTCACATATCCTAGGTCTTCCAAGTTCTTTTGGTAGATATCTACTTTAGTATTACTGAAAGTGTTCACCATGCGCCCGATAACCGTTTCAGGAGAGTCACCTTCGTCCATAGACTCAGGGTACATTTCGACAACCATTTCAATATCCCGCAGAGTGGCAGTGCTAGGGTACGGAACTTTGTCAGGATTGTAGCGTTCCATTAGCTCTTGGATGTTGTGAAGGTCTTTAGACATATCTTCAGGTACCATCAATCCCATTCGACTAAGGGCAGCTACCATTTCGCCTGCGTGCGTAGCGCCATAAGCGTCTACCAGATCTTTGTTCATGTTGGCGATCGCTTCAGGCGTATTAATTAAAGTTCTGGCGTTGATTGAGTCTGCGTAAACCTTAGCGAACACTTTAGCAATTGCAACGTGCTTAGAAGCTATGACCTTATCTAAGATTAACTTCCCACCTCTACCAAGTATTTCTACAGGGAAATAGCTGAAGTTAAACATAGGTACAGTAGTCTTATCAATTTGCTGATTTACTGAGTACATAGCGTTGAAAACGTCACCTACTTCTGCAGTAGGGTCAAGAGCTTGGTGGTATTCTCCTGAGTAAAGCCACCCATCAGTAGCAGATACGGAAGCTTGTCGGCTCAACACTTCCGAAGGAATTAAACTCCTCCAGTACAATAGGATTTGAGCAATCTCAGTTTCCATTGCGGAGGTTTTTAATTCTCCGGCCTTAAGGAAAACTTCCATAGTAGTCGCAAGTTTCTCGTGGATAACTGTACGCTTAGTTAGTTTCTGCCTGCTCTGATTCTTAGTAATGATTTCACCCGTTTTAGGGTTCTCTAGCATGGCCTGCCCATAGTCATCTACTTCTGAAATATCTTTTAGGCCTAGAAGTTTTGCCGTAGCTTCGATAGTAGATAAGTACTCAAGTCCTTCAGGAGTAATGGTACCGGCCTGTTTTTGGGCATCAAGTTCAGGTCCATCAACTGTCATGAAGTGAAGAATAGCGTGAGCGAACTCATGAGCTACGGTTGAAACTCTTTGAGCGGTTCTTCCTACGCCATAGACTACTTTGCTTGGATCCGCTGAGTTGGTACCAATGTAGGCACTTCCACTTGAAGCATCACTTTTAAAGGTAATACTTTTCGCCATCTCTGAGATTGGTTTACCGAGTGCCTTAGCTCTTTTTACGAGTACGCGCATGATGACAGGGATACCTTGAAGGGAAGCTTGGGTTACAGTGTCAGTAGTCCTACCTGAAGCTTTTAGGGCCTTAGAGAACTGAGCAGATAGTTTGTCCGCGATCCCTTGAATATCTTGTGGCGACTCTTTGTCGTAAAGATCAATTGTGTGAGTACTACCGTCGATGAGCTCCAATGTTACTTGGTTCACGTTTCCAGTAGGGGTAACTGCTTTTACTACTCCAGTTTGTTTACGGGCACTGATAGCAGCGGGATTAGTATCAGCAGCAATTTCAGCAGAAACGCCAGGGATCGCTGGAGGTGTGGACTCCACGGGTAGGACAGCTAGACTATCGTATTGAGCTTGTAACAAGTCTAACACTTCTGATAGGTGGGATACCGCTTCGTACCCTGGCATTTCTGTGTCTGTATTGATGACAAGGTGATTGATAGTAGGGTGCTTGTCTTTAAGCTTATTCGCAGCTACTACCCATTCACCGTAGGTAAATTTAAAATCTTCACCTGAATTAATTGCTTGCATTAGTTCTGACTGTCTTTCTTCAACCAGTACGCTTTGAAGTACTGCTACATCGGCTCCGAGTAGAGTTTCAATGTCAGCACCGTTAACGATAGCTTCAGTGGGAGTACCTTGGATAACTACACCGTCTTCGGTAGTAACTGATTCAGTATTGGCGCTATCGATAAGGGACACTTTCTCTTGATCAGTCATCCCTTCAATACCGTCTAGTGCATCGGTATCGTTATCAAGTTCAGTAGCAAGTTCTAGTGTGTCTTCGGCCTGAGAAGTTTTATATTCTGATGCTGCAGCTTCTTCAGGAGTGCGCTCATTGAAAGGCTTAGACTCAGTAGTGTTGGTGAACTCTGCATTTACATCGGGCTTAGCACTTGCAGTTGATTCAGAGGCGCTTGCCTTAGGTTCTACACTTGGAGAATCGTCCGCTCCTAGAACCGTGTTGACCGCTGCGCCTGTAGCTACTTTTCCTGCGGCCAGGGTTCCTGCAGTAATTGCGCCCGCCACACCTTCGCGTACACCTTCTTTAAGGTTTGCAAGCGCTTTATTTTTATCTAGCCTACCATTTTGGAAATCGATCAATGTCTTAGGTGCGGCATCGCCTGCGCCTTCACCAATAAACTCACTCGCGCCTTTAGCAGCTACCTTAGTCGCGGCTTTACCAAACTTTCCAGCTTTGGAGAGCGCTTTAGCTGTAGCGGTCTTAAATACTTTAGGTACTACTTTTGACGCCTGATTTCCTGCCATACCTAAGATCTTAGGGGCGAAAGCTTCTGCGAAACCTCCGATAAGTCCTTGCTCAGCAGCCTCAATACGCCATTTGTTTTTAAGGGTGTCAACGTCGGACCTAACTGCTTTCCAGTTAATATCACCGTTAACGTCGCGGTAGTTAGTATCAATTTCATTTTGAAGGTATTCATCCATAGCAGCAATCGCGCCCGCAGTGTATGCACCAATTAACCCACCACTCACCGCCCCTATAGGGCCACCTAAAGCTCCTGATGCTGCACCCGCGCCCGCACCTACTGCTCTACCTGCGATAGAGGTTGAGATAGACGCAGCTGAGTTTGAGGCTTCGGCAAATGCTGCTTGAAAACCTTCAGGGTCAGTGATGATATACTTCGCGATATCTGTAAACGATACTGCACTATCACTGAAAGGGGTCCAGTCACTCCACATCTTGTTGAGCTTGGGTGTACCGACCGTATTGGCATTGTTCGCTCTACGCTCAGAGTCGATTAGTTGGTATGAAAATGCCCACTCATCAAAGTCCCCGTCAGGACCTAAGAACTTAAGCGTATTCCCCATTGATAGGATAGACGCTTTGTTGGTGGCAACAAACTTTTCTAAAGTCGTAGCCTTCATCGCTCTAGCCTTAGCCGAGTTATTAATCTGCTTTACAGCTTTAGGATTTACGTACAATTGTTCTAATGATTTCTGGTTGGCCTTATTAACATACTCAGGGTACATACCTGCAGCTTCTTGGGCACGCTGACGAAATAGGAGTCTATCTAAGCTTTTGGGGTCAACGTCCGTCAGGTCATTAACGTTCATCTTTAAGATAGCTGCTTTATCTTGAAGCCTTAACTTTTGATTGGCAGGCGTGTTTGTATCGGGAGTGGTATCAAAAAAAGTATTAACTTTATTGATGGCATTTTGATAGATCGGCTTAATAGCTTGAGAAGCTTCTCTGAGGTAATCCGTGTACTCAGATTCTACTTGGGCAGCGTTTCCGTTATGTACGTTAGTAGACTTCGCCATGGCTTCTGCAGGGTTTGCCGTCTCATTGATATATGCCGATACGTCTTCGGGAGTAAACTGCTCGTTAACATCAGCATTAGTTGCCGCGTACTTAGCTACATCTTCTTGTTGAAACATATTATCAGTGGCCATAAATCTCCCGTGGGTTATGGCTTAAGTGTAGCACTGGTAATTCTGTACCGACAATATATTACCGTGTAGGTTTCTTACTAGGGTTCTTAGTCCAGTAATCTTTAATCTGACGGGTCGCAGTAGCATCATCTACTTCTTTACCTGCGGTTTTCATCTGCGACTTCCAAGCCACAATCTCATCTGGTAGAGGATCCGGTACTCTCACCTTATCTTTACCACCAGTTTGCTCTTGACTAGTAAACTCGTCACTAGGACGGGCCTCAATCTTGTCAGTGTTGAACCATGAGTTACCTGACGTGTCAATATTGACTTTGTTTAGTAGACTTCCCATGAAGTTAGGTTTAGTAATTCCTTTAAGGATACCATTCTCAGGGTCAGCCATTCGGTCGCGTACGTGTCCCATGATAATGGCTTCGTTCTTTTCGTTAGGGTACTTGTCGCGAACTTCATAAAGAATATCTCGTGCGTTCTGAGCTACTTGGGCCGACAGCTTTACGTCAGTCTGGACTCTTAATCCAAGCTTGGTTTTTGCTAGTGTCTGTGCCATTCCATTGGCCCTAGATTCAAGTGAACCACTGTCAATCTGGAAGTTCTTTTCCTGGGTATCTCTACCGATAACACGCTTAGCAGCTTCTGCCGCTCTGCGGTCTTCACGACTTAGTTGGAATTGGTCTAGATCAACTTTAGCAAAAGCCTCTCTGTCCATCTGTTGCAACTTCGATAAGTACTTGCGGTCATCAGGATTAGTAAAGGCCCTTGCAGTTCCGCCCTCTAAAGTGTTTAGGTAATTACGTGCTTTTAGCTCGCCCTCTGGGGACATGTTCTTGGTTAGTTTCTCTGCAGTAGAAGGGCTACCTTTACGCATGGCCTTGACTGCTTCACCGAACACTTCGCGGTCATTTTTCTCCTGCTCTTCTTTAGCAGCTTTGTTCTCTTGAGTGTAAAGGTTGTACCCTTGGGTCGCAGCTTTGGTACTTCCTCTAGCATTGTCGATGATGTACTTCTCAGCGGCTACGGGTTCTAGTCCCATTTGCCTAGCTTGGGTAGCTAATACGTAACCTAGGTCACCTTCAGCTTTATCTTTAGCAGCAGCAAAGGCGTTATTGATTTTAGTTTGGTCTTCAGAGGTAACGAAAATACCTGAGTCTTTATCCATTACAACGTCATTGAAATACTTTTGGATAGAGTCCACACGGTCAGGTGTTGCCGCCTGCGATAGTGAAAACTGAACGCCTTGGTAAACTGAGTTAGATCCGATCACACTTGAGTTAAATACTTGCGCATCTTCACTTCCACCTTTCATAGCTTCGGTGTATCGGGCGTACTCGTAGGTTTGTAAGTATGCCGACTTGAAAGAGTCGATGTCTGCGAACTTAGAAGCCGCTTCCATGGTAAGCATTTTAACGTTAGAGTTACCCGTGTTAATGGCGTCCTTACGTCCTTCAACGTTGATCTTATCCTGCATGAGAGTGCTTAGCTCTTGGATCTTAATCTTACTGTCGCGGCTAACTTGCGCGGCCAGATCCGCAGGGGCCTTCTGCTCTAAGTCTTCTACTGCGCGGGTAGCTTGGTCTAAAAGTCCTTTACTCTCGGTTACAGCATTACTTCCAACAAGTGCGGCCATACGGCTTTTATACTCGCTAGTAACACTTTCAACTGCGTATTTTGATTTGATCTTAGCAAGGGCATCTTTTCTAGTTACGGTTATTTTATTAAGCGCATCAATTTGATCGCCCATGGCTTTTTGTTCCATGTAATTTTTAACTGGGGTCGCAAGATCTAGGGTGCTAGTTTTACCTGCCTCGACTGAGGGGATGTTAGGAACTCCTACTTGTACTTGCTCTAGTTGCTGCGGTGATCTAAGTCCCATATAAAACTCCCTACTATGCTTTTCCTGCGTAATACCCTGCTCCGGCCATACCAACGTTTAGTATACCCTGGTACAATGCCATCTCATTAGCTTGGTCTGCCATTTCAACGTTATACTCTTGGTTGGCAATCTGTATATCTACTCCTGCCATCTCTGCGTACATTTTTGCTTCTTCGCGTGCAGCGTTCTGAAGTGCCATAGCTCTATACGAACTTGTGACCTTATCTACCCCAGCACCTTTTAAGTCTTGCCCCTGCGCCGCTAACGACAAAGATGCCGTGTCAGCATTTAGCTCACCTTCCATCTGTCTATCAAGTGCAGCTTGTTTACCGGCCGCCATGATTAAAGACTTCTGGTGGTTCATCAAATAAATATTAGTATCCGCAGCGCCTTTAATAGCTTCATACTGAGTATTTGAGGCCATGACGTCTGATACTGCTTGGAGAGATGATACCGCTAGGTCAGTCTTTCTTTGAGCATCTAAAGCCTTGGCACGGGCCTCAGCGTTAGCGAGTGCTCCCGCAGCCTTAGACTCATCAGCTCCACCCAGGTTAAACTGGTCGCCTTTTGGGGGTCTCGGAACTTCAGTCGCCAGAGGATTGTCTGTTTGCTCTTGCAACCGGTACGTAGCTTTAGGGCTTGCAACTGTCGGCAAGTTTAGTGACTGGTCAGCATAAGTCATATTTCGTTCAGCCACTGAATCCTCCTACGTTACCTTTAGGTATGATACCTGAGATGCTGAACGGCTGCAGATCTATCCCAGATAATCTTATGATACCATGGTCATTCCATGTTGAAGGAAAATTGTAACTCTTAGGCCCAGAGAAGTATACCGGCTCCGACACTGAATCTTCAGTGGTGAAGTCGAACCTTTCAAGGTTTTCTACTGGTTGACCTGACTCACCTACTCGTATGCCTTTAGTTCTGTATAAAATTACAGAAGCGTAATCAATATTCTTCTTAGCGTCAGTGATGTCCTGTTGGATGGATGCTACCGGTAACGTTTCAATCTCGCCGATCGAAGGTGCCCCCATAGAGAACCAACTACATAGCTCGGGCAACTCTATCTCAAAGTAGTTAGCTGTAGGGAACATACTACCGTCATTCGCAGGGGGAGTATCGTAGTAATGTTTAAGCGTTACTGGGTTCTGCTCCATAGGGTCTTCAAAGTTGCCGTACACATTACCATTAACTTCTAGCGTTATAGGTATCTCAATCGGGCTAGCGATTGTGCCTAGTCCTCTAATACCGTATCCCAACATTAGGTCGCAAAACCCTTTAGTGTTCGCGTACCCTGTCAGGACTGAAGTGTCTCCAAACTCTACCTTGTCAAACGCTAATTCGGCAATGATGTACCCGCCGCTTAATAGGGTGTCAATATTGCTTGCGGCGGGCGGGTTCAAGTACAATGGTTTTTCTCGGAGAGCTAGGGGTACTTCAACATCAAATTCAAAAGTACATAGTCTGTATAAAACGTATAACGGACTCTGTTTTACAATCTTGGCGTAAATAGTTTGTACCTTGCGGGAGCTATCTAACCAAGTGAACTTCATGTACGGGTTCCGTACGATAAATGTAGAGTTTACTAAGTCTAGGGGTACTTGACCTTCAGTAATTTCGATAGGTGTATTAGGGGCCCAGTTACCTGTAGGGTCGTACAAATTTGTAATACGTGAATGTCCAGCGTATGGGACAGTATCTTGAACTACACTGTATTCAGATTTGTACCTCCATCCCGCTGCGACACCGGAAACTGCATCAGTTACATACTCTGATGAGCTACCTATCTCAGTAGAGTAATCCAGCTGACCATTGAAGTCTAAGTACTTACTTTGAACCAAAGGTTCTGGGGTTATAGCTACTGCGTTAACATAATGGTCTAGGCTTATAGTATCTAGCATCCTGTAGTTTAAGTACGCTTCTGCTCCGAAAGAACTTTTGGCGAAAGACGGGGAGTGAACTACAGTCATAGGGAAAGTTGTTCCCGCAGATACGTTGTCACTCATAGGTATGCCTAACATTTCCACTCTGAAAAACGCGAATACTTCCCCAACCTTATAACACTCGTATACGTCGCCAGCAGTTGTGTTAATCAAAAACCTAGGTAGTGACTTACGGTCTTCAATCGGTACGATAGAGAGAATGGTTTTATTCTCAAACATGTGTCCAGCTAATGCAGAGGCATTGCCACCTACTGCCCCTCCATCTGAAGCGAGGTTTAGGTACCCTACGCCGCCTCCAGTAGAAGCAAATAAGCACGTATCACCAGATACTACGGGGGGTACCCCTTCCATGCACCCAAAGGACAGAACTTTAAAAGGGTTAACCGAAGTCGGGGTAATGATCCCTGCTTCATCCCCTTGAATAACAAAGGTTGACGTATTGGTGAACGCCACAAGTCTAGACATACTAGCTAAGTGAGTGAGAAATCCCCCTCTCTCTTCTGGTACGTTAAACTGGAAAGCCTCTGTAGGGTTAGATATCTGTGGGTAGATAACTTGCCCTACGGCAGATATTCTTGAAGCTACAATTGTGTTGTTGTATACGCTAGTCCCCCACCACAGACCTTTGTTCATGGCGTAGTACGCTCTTTGCTGGAATACCGCAGTGTCTACTACAGTCTTCAAACCCCCGGTTAAGGTATTAATTATGGGGACATTGCAAACATCGTGAAATGAAGGTTGTAGGTACATAGCAGAGGTATCGCTGCATACCGTGTATGCGGGTTCTTCTTGCCCCCCGTCATTCACTGTAATAGTCGTAGCGCCGTCTACCCCGAACTTAGCTACAAGCTTGTATAAGCTGTTGTATGCGACGTGTTTGCCGGTAGTACGGTACACCTTTAGCTTAGTAATGTCCTTACCTCCGAAAGATATTAGGTGATTACTTACGCTTGTAAAGTTTAGGTAATTTGTTACTGCCCCATTGATCGGGTATGGGATAATATCTGCAACAGTTCCAGCAGGTTTAGTAATAACCAAACTAGTTCCTGGTAGACTGCTTAATATGTACATTGATATGTCGGTACCGTCTGCAGTTTCCGCCACTAAGGCGTACGAAGCATTACCTGCGATAGCTCCAGAGTACGTAGTCTGTACCCCATAAGTGAATGGGGTCGGCAGGTTGGCCCCGTTTTGCAACGTAAGGTTAGACTCTAGTCTAATACCCCTCTCTTTACTTAAACTGCCTGTATCAGGTGGCACCATTCTAATACAGAATTGAGTTTCAGTATAAGAGTACGTACCGTCGATCGGCTGAGTATACTTGAGAGCAGTAGTGATATCATCGTTCAAGTACCTAATAGGTAATGTTTTAGAAAAGATAACTAAGTCATTATGTATGATGAAATGCAGCCCTTTAAGCCCGTTAAGCACATCACCCGCAATGTCTAATTCTATGGGAGTTGACATCGTATACCTAACTTCTTTGTTAAGCTCTACGTATGCGCAGAATATAGTGACCTTCCCAGCGTTGTTAAAAACTTCCAGCTTTAAAATCTCTTTGGTAATAAAGTGTTGGAACACGCACGACACGTAGTCGTTAGAAGTTTGAAGGGTAGTGATCTTTCCATCTTTGGAAGCATCACTCATTTGCACTTTACTTCCCTTACGGTTGGATAGCCCACCTAGTGGACCCAGCTTTACGTTGGCAGCTCTCGATAAAGAGCTGTTAAAACTTGCTAAGTCACTGCGGTAGTAAAACTCAGGAGATATTTCTCCCTGCATGAATGACAGCTGTTGCGCTTCTCCTGACATATATCCCTCTAGTACTTCTTAGGTACACCCATATTTTTTTCGTAGTTAGCAATAATGCCTTCGTTGGCCTCTAGTGCTGATTTAGCCACTCCCGAGCTAAAAACGGCGTTGTCCACGTTAGCGACATACTTCCAATTAGCTGAAGAATATTGTGACTTCTTAGTAGCCCAGTTCTCTTCCGTGATACCGTTTTTACCGTTATAAGACCTCTTACCTAGTAGTTCATTTACTGTAGCAGTATTAGTGTCTACGTTTTTCTGAAGCCCTGCTGTGTTGGCCCTGGCGTCCTTTACTTGATCCTCTTTGCTAATCCCAATGTCGGCAATGGCCCATTGTTCAGCTTGCGCCTTAGCGTTGAAGTCAGCTGTGTTCTGACGCTCAATAGCTCTTTGAATTTCTTTCTGACGCTCTTCTTCCGCCTTACGGGCAGCGTCTTCACTTGACCCGCCTATTAACCCACCAGCTACAAATCCTATAGCAGCGCCCGCTGCAACACCTACGGGATTACCTGTCATACCTCCAGCAGCTGCCCCTGAGGCAGCACCTTGATAAGATGAGTTTTCACTCCACGAAGCCATTAGCAGTCCCTCCGCACAGTTATGAAAGAAGAGTCATACTGGTATGATTCAGGCTGGTGAGACAAGTCTCTAGCAATTGCTTTCTGCATTTCTTTTTCGAACATGGGCATGATGTTTTGGAAGATCTTAGGCCAGTTCTGAGTAATTAGCTTAGGTCCAATATCGAGAGATAACTGGTACGAAAACCCTCTAGCAAAGTAATCTGGGAAGTCGTAGTCATCGCCGATAGCTACAGTGTATTCTGCATGAGCTTCAGGTACGTCGCACCAGATTTCAGTTCCAGTACCTACGTTAACCTCACGCCATCTAAGTGCGTACTCTTGTTGTATTTCGGCTTTAGGAAAATGTCCGCCTGGGGCCATTCGTCTAATAACCAGTGCGTCTGCAGGTTTAGTATATGCGAACGAATATCCCGCTGAAGGAGTACTCAGTCCTGTAGGCATTGCTGCGAATGAAGTGGCAAAGGCCCAAGGGTGAGATTCTAGGTAACTAAGTAGTGATGTCCTGAACCATTGATTAATGATTTTTGCGGCAAGAGAAGGGTCAGTAGTGAAGTCTACTATCTTTATCGTCTGACCTAAGTTGGATGTAGCTAAGTTAGCAATTTCGTTCTTGTTCATAACTACATCCTATTATATTACGTCAAATTATACTAGTGGGATTTCTCCGGCTGGTTTAGCTGGATTAACCGCAGGTGCCTTAGATGGAGCTTTAACAGCTGGCTTACGGGCGGCGACCGTGGTAGCTGCAGGCTTATTATCCTTAACTTCTTTAGCTAGTTCTTTAATAGTGTCGGCTACTAATTTAGCAGACTCTTCAGAAAGTTCTACGACTTCGGGGGCGTAGCTCTTCTTGCTAGTTACCAGAATACTCATTTTAATTTTTTCAAGACCGTTATAGTATACGTTACCGATGTAAGCAGGTGCGCGTGTAGTACCAGTGATCTCAATAAACTTTTCCATTCTTTTCTCCTGTGAGGGTTTTAGGGATAAAAAAGGAGAGCCGTGGCCCTCCTATCTTTTAATAATAATGATGTAACGTAATTACTAAGCTGACAAGTTTTTAGCTGTACCGATGTAAGCATCAACAGTACCTACAGTAGTGTTAGATGTTAGCGGGGTAAACTTAAGCCCTAGGTAACGCTTAGAAAGACCCATTGGGATCTCTTTAAGGGGTAACTCATATCCAGCCACTGCGCCTGCAGGGATAGTGTAAGAAGCTAGAACTACTGGTGCAGTAACCATGTCTGAAGCTGAATCTGTTACGATGTCCACACGTACGCCGCCTGAACCGCCTACTAGTGTAGTCGTCACTTGGCAGTTGAAAGGGATGCAAGCTGCATCGAAGTTATTCACTTGAGCGTTTTGAGCTAACGTGTTTTGTTTCACGTTGGCAGGTACGCCCATGTCGATAACGTTCTTAGAGACAATAGCTGTCCCAAAAGCGCCAACTACTGACTGGTTAGAGTTGTTAGCTGACGAGGCCATATCTTTTGTGAAACTTGACTGTAAATCTTGATACATATAAAAGCCTTTGTTTAATTGTAAGTCTTATTTAAAAAGGCCCCCTACTTATTGTAGAGGGTCTTCTGTGTTAAGAATTGCTGCACACTCTCTAATCTGGATACCACGGAATTTCAGAACTTCTGAACCGTTCTCGATCTCAGAGCGAGAGAACCCTGGAAGACCTAAGTCAACCATGAAGTCTAAAGCCGCTACTACCATTGTGTTGGCGTAGATGAAAGTCTTACCTTTCTGTTGGTTGCGACCTTCGTGCTGGTAGTATGCAAGCTTGAAAAGCCCTGCAATGTTATCCGCAGAAGATACAAACGTAGACATTACATCCGCGCCCGCACCGTTAGCTACGTTAGCGTTAGCAGTAACCGCGTTAGCAGAAGAGAAATATTTAACTGTCTTCTGAGCGTTGATAAACGCTAAAAGGTCAGTAGTATCGATACCCGCGATACGGACTACGTATCTCCAGTCACGTAGAGAAACCCCTACTTGCCAAGAGAAGTCGTCACGGTAAACAAAGTAAGTACCTTCTGGGCCCTCTTTGTTGATCTTACCGTTATCTTTTTGTTCTACTCCCGCCTTCTGGCCTTTAGGGTAGATCAAGTGAACAGTAGAGCTATCCCACGTAATGAACCATACCGAAGTACATTTACCTGCGTCACCGCCAGCAATTGATCCAGCGCCGTGGATAATATTCTTACCGTTTTCAGCAGTAAGAGAAGAGTAACGCTGAACTAGACCGCGTGGAGCGCGGGGGTTAGTAGCCGAGTTACCGTAGATAACTAGAGTTTCTACACCCTGACCAAGAACTTCAATGTGGTCACTAGCTTCTTCAAGACGGGCAGATTTTTTATCTTCAGCTTTTTCAAAGATGTCGATGTAGTCTGTCTCAATCTCAGCTGCAGAAGCAATAACAGAGCAGGTATCTTCAACCATCATCTTGTTACCGCGTGAAGCAGGTACACCACCGTAAAGTGCTTTTAACACGTACGTAGGGAGGCCTTTCTTGATAAGAGTTTTATGTTTGGTACCGTCGTTACATGGTAACGCTAGAGCGTCTTCGATGATCGGTTTATTACGCGAAGCTAGATTGATAACATCTGCTTCAGACATACCCTTGTCCATTGCAAGCGCTAGGTCTTTGAACGAGTAGTAGTTTTGCGAGAGAATTGACATATGTTTAACCTTTGTTTAGTTACCTATTAGGTATTCAATTTTTATGGTAAGAGGTAATACCTGTACGTGTCAACTACCTTTTTACATATCTTTATAAAAATTGTTGGCCACTTTGTTAACATCATCGTTAGGTACCACGCTTCCACCTTTGGCCATAGGAAGGTTATTTGTCCCCCCTCTGATCTTGTCCCCTACCGAAATAAGGAACTTTGCCAATGGGATGTTGAAGTTCATAGAAGGATCTTTAAACATTTCTTTGAACTCTGGGGTATTGCCGAAAGCTTTAATAGACTCCCGCATAGAAAGTTTGGCTTCTACAGTATGCAGACTTGCCTCACTTTTGTACGCCGTAACCATGTCTTCAGTACGCTTCTCAAGAGCTTTTTCAATAATTTGCCCACTGGCTTTATGTGAAGACTCGCGCATCTTGATTAACTTTTCCGCGTCATCCTTATTTAATTTAAGGCGCTCAGCTTCAAGTACTACCTCGTCAAACTCCTCATCCGACAAAGGGCTATCTTCATCGAGCTCTAAGTCATACGGTTCAATTGCGGCCGGTACTTCTTCAGCAGGTTTAGCGGCTTCTACTACAGGAGGTACTACCTCGGTAGGTACTTCAGTAGATGTGGCCTCTTCAATAATCCCTGTAGGACTAGAGTTCGAGCCCGCCGCCTGAGTCGTGTTGTCCGTCTTCGCTTCCGTTGATGTACTGTTGGTAGTCGAAGTGTTCGCCGGTGTTGTGTTCTTTAATGCTTCGTTCGCTGCGCTTTCTTTGCTCATTTTCTTGCTCCTTGCTTGCCAGGTACGCCTCTTCTTGCATGACGTATAACTGGGATCTATTGTTTTCCTGAATTTGACTTAGTACGTATAATGCCACTTGCTTTTTACCGTCCATTCTAAGGAGGTCTTCAGTAGCGCCCCCTGAGTGGTACAGTCCGCAGAAGGCCATGAGTTCATTAATGAACTTACGACCTTCTTTCTCTGCCATGATTTTAGCTATGTAACTCATTTTATATACTCGATGCGGACGCTAACGTGTCAAGCATTGACCCTTGTCCGACCTTGGCACTACCTAGGTTTCTAGCTACTTCAGACTGATTAAGAGCAGTCGCCTGTTGTTGCATCATAGCTTGCTTCTCAGCTTCAACTTGCTGCAGCTTCTTATACTCATCTTCAGTTAGTAGTAGGTTAGGGTTTAATCCTATCGAATCTGCGTACTCACGTACATACTTTTCTGACTTAATCAGCTTATTAACCGGCTCGCCTGTCGCCTGAGCTACCGACCCCGCAACGCCTATAAATCTTTCAAGGGTTGTTAGGTTGGCCGCTTTCTGTGCGAGTGCCAAAGTAGAAATGTAATCTACTCTAATCGGGGTGTTACCCGCTCCATCATTCTCAAGCATCGCCTTAGGAAGGGGCTCAAGTCTGCCTTGCTCGCGTAGGATATGTCGGTTGTTACCGATGATCTTAGATCCAATATCAAAGTCCCATTGAGAAAGGGCCGGGCCTAAAAGCTGTAACTTCTCTGCGTTCTGTGAACTGATCGCCACAGCAGAAACATGAGACTTTAAGTCCTCTCCTAAAAGAGACATAAATAGATTAATGAAGTATGCTTCTTCCATTAATTCTTTGTAGTCTGCTTGACTACCAATCAACTCTGCTATTTTAAAATCTACTTGGAACGCTGGTTTAAATGTAGCGTTTAAAGCGCTATCTTCGACATAGGTAATACCTCCTGCTAAGATAGAAGAAGCATGTCTTCTCATACTCGCCGGAGCTACCATAGGAGGACGTAGCCCTTTATCTACCGCATTAAGTCTTCCTCGTTGCATCTCTTGGAATGTCATGATGTCAGCGAGTGCCAGCTGAGTCGGTCCACCCGTACCGAAGTTTTCTTCGGCCAGAAGTTCCCAGCGTGAAATGATAACAGGGAAGTAGCTGAATCCAGTTACCTTTAAAAACCCGCTATTACCGCCCACTACTTCGGCCCTGTCACGGTTTAGCTCTCTCGATGATAGCCCAGAGAACTTACCTGAAGCTGATCCGAAACGTTGGATATAAGTGTATGCCTGAAACTTTCTATCCGTGCTATCAAGCCTATTCTCTTTAACTGGGTTCCAGTTTCTGTTAGGTACAATAAGAGTAGTTAAATATACCTTCTCATGGTACATGGCCTTCTCGTAACAATCCTTGATATACGGGTGGAAGTTATTCCATATCTTGTTACCGTCTTCATCAACCGTACCGTAGGTATCTACTACCTGCTTAACCGTAAACACGAAGTCACGGCAGAACATATCTGGGTTACCTTCGGCATCACAAGAAAATGAATACGTACCCATAGCTAGAGGATATAGCCACGACCCATAAATAGGGTGAGGCAGCTGCAAACATGCACCTGTAGAAAATGTCAGGGTATCTTTGTACAAAAGAGGTAACGCGCGGTAAGTGTTATTCACCTGCATTACTTCGGCAATAATGTCGTCTTCGCGTTTGATAAACTGCTTATTTGAAGTAATTTTAGCGACAAGAGGGTTAGACACTACCGAGTTAAACCATGGTCTAGTTTTAGGGGTAGCACCGTTATACATACCCGAAGTAGAAGTCCTAAGACACATACCCGCAGTATTGATTAATACTTTAGATTCTAGCTTTCTAGCTATCTTTTCCCCGCCATTCTTAATCGACCTAGGGTTAACGAAAGCGGCCGCAAGTCGGTACTCTGGCATGTACTCATTGAGCTCCATCACCATGTCTGACCGCAGGTACTCTACTTCAGATAAGTTGTAAGTGTACATTTATTCCCCTTACTCTTGAGAAGCTGATAAAGACGCTTTGTATTTTTCAATTTTCTGTCTGGCCACGCCAATCTTCTCGTCGTCATCTGCCGCGTCTAACTCAGTCATAAGGTCGTTAAGCTGAGTAGTCATTGTCGCAATGTCTGCTTTATACGGGGCAATCTTAACCGCTTTCTGTTCTTCCATCGCAAGACTCTGAGCAGGCGTTAAAGGCTGTCCAGTAGCTTTATCAATCTTAGGTACAGCTGTTTGAGCTACCGACTCCATAGTGGCTTTAGGTGCCTTACTATTTGAGTACCCTGTAGCAGGATCATAGCTGTCATCGTTAGCGCCTGCAGTAGCTTTAAAGCCTGCTTTATTTGTAGTAGGTACTTTGCTATCACCAAGGTTATTAGCGCTACCTTTAAGCTTACCTGCACTAGGGACGATTCCAAGCCCACCCACAACCGCTTTACGCTTAGGAGCAAACTTACCGTCTTTGATAGTGTGAGTACCTGGGTCAATTTCCCCAGACTTGATCTTGGCAGCGATCTCAGGTGTAGTGGTAACTTTCTGTTTACCGAATAAAGTTGCTACCCTTTTCGCTTTCTTTTTATCTGTGGCCATAACTTACGTCCTTGTTTTAAGATAGATGTTTTGAGTTTATACTATGCCTCTGACCCGTGTCACCAGAATTATGGAGACTCTGATTAGAGCTATCTGCACGCATCCTTAACGTTCGCAACAGTATTCTCTCATCTAATGGTCTAAGATTTCCTTCTTCATCGTAAGCATCCTGATCCGCTTTAGGGTCTACCGCACCAATCTGTAACGCGCTAACTTCGGCAAAGGTCTGAGCTAAAGCATCAGCTCTATCCGGTGAACGGCCAATACGTTTTCTGATTTCTTCTTTGGCCTCAAGTTCAAAACGTGAGCCGCGGATATTTAGCTTAGGTGCAAGCAAGTCTTCTTTGAGCATTGGGTCATTTGGCAGCGCAAGCCCCGCCCTGATGGCGTCGCGCATAGCACAGTACATTTCGGTACGAATGTTGTTAAAGCTCTCTGGCCTAGTCGCAGTACGGTTATAAATAATCGACACCACGTCAAGTGATCCCTCTGCTTTGAGGTAATCGACTACCGATAGACCGTATCCACCAGTGCCATCTACTTTAACCCTTTGAACCTTACGAGCAAAGGCCTCACGTAAAACTGCCCGCCCTACTTCGTGCCCGTCCGCCCCTGGAGCGACTTTAACAAATGGATGTGTCTTAAGTCCTCTACGGGTAACAAGTATGGTATCATCCCCGCCACGGGAAACGTCCACACCCATGGAAGGCTCGTGGTGAGCTACTAAGTGATCTTCGTATGAACGGCGCATCGCCTCATCAATTTCCCACTCCGATAAGAATAGCTCTTGAGAAGTATCTGGGTAAATCCCTAGTACGTTAATTTTAACTACTGGGTGATCGCGACCACCGTATTTATCGATAACCCCTTGCGCCCAAGCTTTTGAAACTCGCTTAGAACGTTTAGGGTCAAGTGGGTCAGAACTAATGTTAATCATGTTCCACTGGGTAGCTTCAACAGATTTATTGCCTGAAACGTTTGAAGTGTACACACGGTAGAAAAGCCCTCTTGGCATCTCGGCGTTAGCACATGCCAGGATCCGGGCAAACTTTGGAATGGTTGGATGTAGCTGCTCATTCGCTAGAATCCCATCAGCTGTATCCCATAGTGAGTCAGGCATAGAACCTGCTTCATCTACAAAGAACCCTACGTGGTTAGCGTGAAGCCCTGCTAGGGCAGACTTCATGTCTTCTTCGTTGGCTCCCTTTGGAATTGAACGAGAAGAGATAAAGGCAATGGTTGAGCCTTTGATACCGATACGGGTAGCACTGTAATCCAGGTGGGACTTTAAGAAGGGTGACTTCTCAATGAACTTGGTAATCTCTGCCCAAAGGTTATCTCGCAAGTGATCTTTAGTAACTGACATCACGGCAATCTTCGGCTCATGGTAGAGCACCAACATGTACAGCGCACATCCGGCCAGAAGCTTGGTTTTCCCTACGCCCTTAGAAGCGATCGCAACAGTTCTCTCATTTTTGAGAAAGCTGTTCATGAAGTCTTTCTGCCAATCGTCTAACTCCATCCCCAGGACTTCTTCGAAGAAAATCTCATACTTGATCCGCCAAAGCCTAAGCTTCTCGGGCAGTGAAATCTTTAAAGAGTTATTCGGGTTATTGTTAAACTTATCATTTAAGCTACTACGCTTATTCTGTAGAGACTCATCATACTTCGGCTGGAAGAGTAAAACTTTAGCAGGCTCTAGGTATTCAATGGGTGAAGTAGGCAGCGGGGTATCTGCCCTTGCTGCTAGTAATAGGTCAAAAATATCATTAGGGTTAGCGCTCAAGTTAAAGTCCTAATGTTGTTAGATCTGGTATTTCTTTACCAGTCATATCTTTGTAGTCAGCTTCAATAGCTTCTATGGGCCTATTCACATCGGTAAAGGATGACAGGATTAAATCTGTAACACTGACGTTATGGTTAACGTTTAAGTTACTATGGTAGTCGCCTTCCATCTTGTTATACATGTCAAGCGCTTTGAGGCGTTCTGCCATGGTAGGCGGTTCAGGTGGGACTTCTTGCCCGTAATCATCCTTAACCATACGTTCGAATGGGTCATTATTCCTCACGATAGAGGTCAAGAACTCCATACGGTCAATCTTGGTGAGGAGATTTGCCTCACGCCTTTCACCCTTAGCTACGGTATTTCGTATAGCTTGTTGTACGTCCATCCGGGCAAGTAGCTCTCTACCTTTATGTTGAAGCATTAGGTCTGTACCTTGGTACCCTGCGATTCTAAGCGCATATACAACGTCACCGTCATACGCACGTACAAAGCGGGATAACTTGGCATTATCTAGGTCAGGATACTTCATACCTGCTTCGATAAGATCTTTAATGTCGGGAGCGGTAGTTACGTCCATGGTATCAGGTTAGCATGGGGCGGGAGGTGTTATCAAGCTTTTGAGCGCGTTCAGCTTTATTCTTCTCGTATACTTCTGCTCGGTCGATGAAGTACCCGTCTGGAGCATTAAAGCCTAAACGTACCTGGCCACCCTTAATCTGTACAAGTGCTACCTTAACTACGTCACCGTTAGGCATAGTAATAAAGATATCCGTTTCTCTGTGAGTTGGTGTGATTCTTCTAGTTAGTACAAGCATCCGTGCCTCCGATAGTAGGTGATGTAGGCGCAGGGTTTAAATCTTAATCCGTGATACTCCTGCCTAGGGCTATGGCCTACAGGAATATTCTAGGTGGGCAATGCTGGAAGGGTCAAGTAAATGATTTGGTATTAGGTAGGCTTAAATGGTCAGACCTGCCTACCGAAGAACACATGGCCCGTATTATTGGGTTAGACTTCGATAGGCAGGTCTGGTTTACCTTAAGTGCTTCTGTGGCTAGTCCACTCCACGCTCAAGGGATTGTTGCTTCGATGGTTAGGTGTGGCACCCTTGCGGGAATAGCACTTTGCCCCTTAGCTACATACGGAACTCGCTCAACTTGTTTAAGGCTGATTGGGCCGTAAGGTACTTTCTAACTGATGATTGTTCTCTCGAGGTGTCCAGTATCGTGGTGGCTTATCGTATAGACAAAGTCTTCGAAGGCCCACTCTCATCAGCTACACTTGCTACTTAGTCAGAAAGTTCAACCAGCATACTTTTAGTAAAATTAACAAGTCAAGCAGAATTTTAAGGGGGAGGTAAAAATTTTTAGCCGGGTACACATAGTTAACCTAGTTAAGCATTTTACGGGGAAGTGACCGAGTAGACCTGTATCGCCAAAGTAAACAAGTTACCAGAATTTTCCAGGTAAAAATTTTTAACGGGGGTGGGATATACCCCCCTGGCGCGTTTGCGAAAGGGGGAAGCCCACTTGACACAGCGCAACAGGCTAAGCTCTCCCACTTAAGAATATACGCTGCTAACTGGAAATCTTACATCTTGTCAAGCAATGTCAAGCAGTTAACTCTCCAACCTTGACATGTTAACCGCTTGACAGGCTAATCAAGCTCGTCAGCTCACGTATAAGCTAGCTCACAAGCTCGGAGAGTTAGCAGGTAAACAGGCAGACAGATACATTATATAAGACAACAGGCCTAAACGTTTAAATTCGGTTAAACCGTTAGGCAAGGTTAAATGTTGGAGAGTTTGGACGGTGCGATGCCAATTCAGGCCTTCGAGGATCGCCGAGGTGACGTTTTCAGGTGGGAGCCTAGGTCGTCATAAGGACTGGCAGGTGAAACGATCGTCAGGGCGATTTGAGCTAACTCAATGATTACGTGCGTTAATTGGTTCGCAAGTTCAACCACTTGACAGGTTAAACTGAATACGGGCTTGACAGGCTAACAGTGACGCGGAGAGTTAGCAGGTGTCAAGCTGTTGCCCAGTGCATAACTTCGATAAGTGGTTGATTTGTCGTTGAGTTTAACGGGGATCAAGGACTTAGGTAGGGTAAATAGAGTACTTGTATATTTGTTGGTATAAAACAGTAATAAATCTTGCTTGTAAGCTTACTTACACTAAATATACTACTTTAATATTTGAACAATCGACATGATAACTATATTAATGATCTAAATCATTGATTAACAGTACATCGTTAAACTATGTTTATTTAAGTCATCTATATTACCCAGTTTGCACCTCAATACATGTAAATTATATTACGTAAATCACAAAACGCTTGACATATAAAACGTGGCACACTACAATGTTGACAGGCTACTCTAATCAAAGGAAAAACATGAAAGTCATAACCTTGACAACATCTAACCGACCACAACAGAACACTCTAGTCAATGACACCTTCAAAGTACATAAGTGTTCTACCGAAGCCATAACTATCGTAGTACCTTTCCAAGACCTAGCTAAGGACATGTTTCTTACATTCAGTAGGCAGGAAGTGTGCGACATGTTAGCCGCTATCGAACAGCATGTTAAAGATCACACTTCACTCATTTAACCCTAAAAAGCGCATATAAAATGTCTAACGCAAAACGATATAACCGCGGAACTAACTGGACTAAGCTCACAGACGCTAAGCTCAGTGAGATCCTCGCACACCCTCATACTCAAGGCATAGACGGCGTAGATTATGGCCCATACCGCGATGAACTTCTATCGGAGCAGTATCGACGCTTCCAAGTACGCTCACTTGAAGCCCTTAAACAGTTTGACCGTGACCATAAAGAATACTTTAAACACTTAACCGCTAAGAAATTAGCTTAGGAGACTTACATGACTTGTACGCTTAACAGATTCAACACAACTAGATTTGGCGAGGTGTCTTACACTGACACCGAAGCCATCACCTTCGAAGCAGGCGGACTTTTAGGCTTTAATGAAACGAAGTTCATCTTAGTTGACCCTCAGGACAATACTCCTATTGTATGGCTGCAATCCCTTGAGCACGCAGGTATCGCTTTCCCACTACTCAACGCAGCGATCTTATTCCCAGAGCTAACTAGTAAGCTATGGTTGACCCCACTTGAATCGGCATACCTCATTATGACCATTCCTAGTAATGTAACAGAAATGACCGTTAACACTCGCGCACCAATCATTATGAATAATACAGACATGACAGCGACCCAGCGTATTAGTGAGGACAAGACCAACACTCAGGTTAATCACCCAGTATACGCAGCACTTAGAAACCATATCGTTACGGTAGGAGCATAACATGAAAACTATTAAGAAGATCAAAGTAACAGAGCATACAGACGGTGGACATGGATGGCTTGCAGTTAAACGAAGCCTACTAATAGACTTAGACGCTCTTAGATTTATCTCAGCATACAGCTACCAGAAAGGTAGCACGGTTTACTTAGAAGAAGATTGCGATGCAGCTAAATTCTATAAATTATTCTTTGCATCAAAAGGGCTTGACTATATTTCAAACGTGCAAGCGCAGGAGTACTTCGACATTAATAGGTCATACAAGGACAGAAGCCCAGTGAGATCATTTGCACCGTTTAACCCTCACACTATTCTGCCTCAGGACGTTTTAGCAGGTAATTACATTAAAGTAGACTCAGCACACTATTTCGTAGAGAAACCCTTCGACGGCAAACAGATCATCATTAAAACGGCCATGGGCCAACGCTTTAGACTGGCCGGACAAAACCTAGACCGTATTTTACTAGCAACATTAAACAAAGAGGACTAAACAATGAAAAAACTACTCATCTTAAACATTATGCTTTCCACCCTTCCAGCGCGTGCAGTAGTCATTGATACCGTAGTATGTACTGACCACGATAGCCGTGAGACTACTGTCCACCACAATGTACGTATACCTCAGTATATCATTAACCTTGGACTTCCTTTCGAGGTGGAAAATGACTACATCTGTAGATTGCTTAAGAATAATAAACGTAATAAGAGAGGAAACTAATATGTTATGTAAACAAACCATGATTAACAGTTACAATTGGACGAGCTTCTCACCGGAGAAAAGAGGTGAAGCCGATTTCAAGTATTACACTGATCTCTTAGCAGAAGACATGAAGCTGCTACTTGCGACCCAGGATTCTACGGGTAACTATGCTGAGAAGTTCCAAGACAAGGTTATGACTATCTATGCCCGTCAAGCGCGTTGTGCAAGCCCCATGATTACAGGCCCGGCGAACTTTAATAACCGCAGGAATGGTAAAGCGTGGGACTCTCGCGATAAGGCAATGCAAGAGTTTGATACGCGGCGCACTAAGTATCTTAATGCAGTTACTCGCGAGCGCACACTTAGTCCCGAAGCAGAGATTGATAAGACCCTTGAAGAGCTGGAGCGCATGGAGACTAAATTCGAAATGTATAAGGAGATGAACAAGCTCAAGAAGGTTGAGTTAAAGCACGCATACGCCGAAGAAAATGACTTCATGGAAGTGTTTAACTATTGGCAGAATTATGGCGGCGTAGTCCCTAGTTACCATATCACCAACACCCGTAACAAGATCAACGAGCGTAAAAAGAAACTAGAGGTAATGAAAGCACGCATTGAAGCCAAGGCAAGCTTTGAGCAGATCACATTCGAAGGTGGTTATATCGACGTAGCGAACGACCGAGTGATTATCAAACATGATGATAAACCAGCACCAGAGGTCATTGAGAAGCTTAAAGGGCGTGGTTTTCGCTGGTCACCTAAAACCCTGTCATGGGTACGCAAGCATACCGATAACGCTATTTATGACGCTAAGCAAATTGTAGGTGTAAAATGAGCACACCTACACCCCTAGCACCTGACAGCGCGTTCACTATTGAATCTATGGATGACGTTATCTCAGGCCTTATGGAAGGTGAAAAGCTCCAATGCGCTGAATGGAACGATGATGAGTATATTGAGCTTGATGATCGCCACGAGCTAGTCGATGAGCACGGCATGAGTATCCCAGCAAGCTGCTTACTTCTTAACAGTATCTTTAACTGGAGAATTTTATGAAAATAATTATATACGTAACTGAATCAAGCACTGAAGGTAATCAAGTGCGCTTTAGAACGAGCGATACCCCTTGGGCACACATCTTAGAAGCCGGACACATTGAAACCTTAGAAGATGCGGCCCAGTATGCCGAGGTATTTGCAAGCGGCGCTAACCTAGCAGGTGTTGATACGGTTATCTGTCTACATGAAGATATAGAAGACTGCGTAACTACCGATGAGACTTACCCAATTTACACTAATGAACTTATGACAGGCAGCTTTGATGCTGCTTGGAAGGCGCTAAAATGCAAGTAGTAACAGTAACCACTAAACGTAGAGCTTCTAAGACCATAGCAGATGGTGCGGCTAACTTGTACGCATGGGGAGCACTTAGCGTCACATTAGCAGTAGTAGGAGAAGCCTTAAATCAAGAGGTACATGTAACCTTATCGGAAGCAGAGCTACGCTTGGCACTTGCACGCATAATGGCGCGTAAACAAGAGATTAAAGAATATAACGCTAATGTATTAAACAGGGAGAATTAACATGCCACTGGTATTAAAAGCAGCTGCAAACGTAGCGACTGAACTTACCTACTTGATAGAGGCAGGACACCTTGACCATGATGATAAGATCAAGTTAAACAGACTAAAAGACATTATTGAAGTTAACAGCATAAATACTCTAGGCGCATTACTTCGTGAGGTAGCAGAAGAGTTTTACCTTGATTATTTTAACAGTTACTTGACTACTGAGAAAATGGCAGACCACTACGGTATTAGCGATGAGCTTGCAGTGTTTCTAATGTTAGAAGGCCAGAAGATTAATCATGCACGAACTATAAAGGGTAAGTCATGAAAGACTACCTAGTCATCTTAGAGAAAAACGCTGGTACGGTTAGGCAGTTAGGTGCGGACGTTGAGTTCCATGAGACTGATTGTCCTAACCTGGCCAGGAAGATATTTAGACAAAATAAGCACAATGGTCAGATTATAGTGACTAAACTACAGCACCCGCCGATTAACCTCGCAGCACTGTTAGCACTTAGACATGAGCTTGGAATGACCACTCAGCATACAGTTCACATTAAGCGAGCTGGAAGGAATAGAGAATGAAACACCTTAAATGTGGGCACGACGAACTTAGCAGTAAAGATATTACTGATATCTGTGCAGTGTGTATATGTAAAGTTGAGCGACATGCCCGAGATGGATATAAGGCACGTGACCGTATACACCGTAAAGGGCAAAACCCACAAGTTCACTACTACGGTATTAGTGCTACTCAGCTAGCGTTGGATGACTGCAAAATACTAGATAAGCTGAAAAACAAGGAGCGCAAGGTAGGTATGTCTCCAGAGCTTGCAATGCCGTACGGCGGTACTAAAGCAAAAGCGCTAGGACTGCCGGATGAGTATTACGCTCGCGTACGGGAAGAGCTTTACAGTACGGATAACCACTTCGCGGACGCATTGGCATACCGACTAGCGCACGATTTAGCGGAAAACATTGTTGAACAAGGTCGCGATGCAGACCATAAACTTGAGCTTTGGAAGTATTTACTCATGCTGGCCGGATCAATCGCACTAATTTACCTTATTACTTATTTTGCAAGTTACATTGAACTAGGAGGTATCAAGTGAAAAAGAAAACAATTGAAGTCTACGTAAGACATTACACTGAAAACATTTTAGACAAGCATGGTAATGATCAAATTATATCCCAAGACCGATACTACAAGAAAATGGACTCAAACCCTGACACGGTCAACCTGTATGTTAAAGCGACCCTCACCTTCGAAGTACCTGAGAAGGTTATCACGTTAACTGAGTCTCAGTTCCTTGAGTGCGTAGAAGCTTCTAAACGTGCCTACCGAGGAAACGATAACCCCCCTAAATCACCTTATGACCTAGTTAATACTAATGAGCTGATCGGTCGAGTGATGGAGCACGCTAAACTTGAAGGGCAACCTAACGCAATGCCCTACGCTGGCCCGACAGTAAAAGAAGTGTGCCCAGAGTGCCAAGGTTGCCCTACCTACATTGCTCAATATGAATGGGAATTAGCCCCTGAAGGGTGCCGAAGCTGTAGAGGTATCAAGTGAAAAAACACCTACCTGAAAAATACCTAAACCTCGCTACGAATAAGCATGAGTTCTTCACCTTTATCGGTAATAACCTCTATCGAAGAGAAGCAGACGGTAAAGAGTTTAAAGTGATGGACTTGCGTATGCGGTACAGGTTCATCTCAACCTATAAAACAGTGCCACAAGATCAAGTGTGGGACTTCAATCCAGTTAACGGGTTTAAGGTAAGAGTGAGTTAGTTTACAATTCAAAACTGGCGGGTAACGATTTAAGGATACCAAGGAGCGGTCATGAAGCAAGCAAATTTCGGCAAGGTGGAGTTTTATCGGGTAACCATTAATACTGCCATTAGTTTGATAGAAGAGCGTACAGGACGTAAAATGCACGCTATAGACTGCACTATCGAAGGAAGGGTAGAACGCGCCATAGAGTTCGCTAATGTTAAAGAGTTAAAAGAGTTACACGAAGCGTTAGGCGAGATGTATGAATCCAGTAAGCGGTCATACTTGACAGTACAATACAGTTAACCATAATCTAGTTTTATCAATTTTAGCGGGAGCAAAATATGAAATTCGTCTTCTTAGTATTCACGTTTACATTATTAGTCATTGCATGTGGGAAAAATAGCAATTCCACAGGGAAGAACTATTGCCCACGGAGAGCGTTTGAATTTAGAAACTGCCTACATCTTTACGCTAGTTCTTATGGGCCTGAGTATACTCGCGACATGTGTCAGCGTAACGTTCAGCACGTAGCGTGTAACTAGTGGAGAAGTTTAAGGTTCTTTGGTTTTAGTTTTAGCAAGCATGGTTTTCTCCAAGGTTAATAGTTGCTTGGGGTTTAGCAAAGCTAGGGCCAGAAGATATCTAGTTGAAAATTAGTTAGTGATAAATTAGGCGGGTAAAACTGCCACATAACAACGAGGCAAAAATGCTTAAAAGAAATTTAGAATTAATAGTCATCGGGCTATATTTTATTTTAATAACCGCCGCATCTATTATCATTGCGGCACATACACCGATAGGGATGTAATATGAAAAGATTTCAAAACAGTACCGTAGGCGTACCGAAGTTAGTTCAAGCTATTCAGTTAGCAGAAGCTGATCTTGACTTTAATTCAGTACTAATGGGCCTAGTCTTAGATAAGAATGACTGGAAATATAAATCAGGTGGTGGGCCTGAAGTGTTTGAGAAGCTTACTAGAGAGCGCCCACTTGTTAGCGTCTACGTTAAGCAAGGGAACCCTAAGTCTGCCGCGATCGGAGCTTACTCGAACGGTGTTATCACGCTTTATGAGCACTACGTAGAGAGAGCTACAGTTGATGAGCTAAGAGCTTCCCTTCGACATGAGTACGCCCACTACGCTGGCTTTAGTCACTTATCAGGCCCATTCGGACTTACGAGTAACTATAAGACTAAAGATAAATGTCTTTATAGTGTACCGTATTGGCTGTCTGAGTATGGTAAATTGAAACAATAACAAACCCTATCGTGGAAAGGATCTTAAATGGCTTGTAATCATAAAGAGCACTGGGACTGCAAACCTAAAGATAAAGCAATCATGGATTCTCTTCAGGATGCTATTGAAACACTAGAGAGAATATCTGAAACCGACCTTACATTTACGGGTGGCTCATCCATGAAAATAGATGCTCTTGAGTGTCTTCAGAGAGTGAAGATTAAGCTTCATGAATCTGGAATAGAGACTGGAATGAATCGAATTAAATAAACAATGGCGAGGAGAGATTATGAAGCTAACAGATATTATAGATTCAATGAATAAACACCTCGATGCTAATGGAGATACGGAAGTATTATCGTTCAAAATCGTAGACGAGACTGGTGGTCATGAGTGGTTTAAGTATTCACCTACAAGAGTGCATCCGATTCATAGAATCCCGTTAAGGATGACTCCAAAAGAGTTTATTGCTCAGTTAGGCAGACCGAGAAAACAAGCGCAATAACTCAAATTATGGTGAAGAGGAACTTATGATTAAGCGAGTAATTGAAATCATTTACGGAAACAACCTAATTAATACCACTCCCCTTACTTGTGACATAAGCAAGTGTGGAGAGGCATCTACAGGGTTCGGATTGTCCTTGAAAAACATAACCGATGCCGATTGTGTCGGAGATATAAAGCTGATTTTTCTTGATGATAAGGCCTATGAGTTCTTCTTGAGAAAACTGGCCGAGGCTAAAGCAATGAAAGACCAAGAAGTATTAACCGCTAAGTGAGCGAGGGATTTATGGATATTGGAACTGGTGACAACATTTTAAAACCATCTGCGGATGCATACTCACATCTTCAATGGAGGATTCTTGACCTCGAAGCCAAGCTGAAAGTGGCGGTGGAGGCTTTGGAAAAATACGGTGACAAGGACTTATGGAGTATTGGCGGCGGAACTAACGAAATCCCATGCTTAAATAAGTTCATGGAGCATTCGATTGATACTGAATGGTTTGAAAAATATAGACATCACGTATCGGGCGGAATTGCACGTTTAGCACTCGAAAAGATTAAGGCGAAGTAATGAAAACACTATGGTGTCACTCTCATGTCTGGGTTTGGATAGGTAGAAGAGTTTATATTATTAATAATTTGCATAAATATAATGTGATTAAGGCGAAGTAATGAAATACGAAGGTCTGGCAAATTACCTAATGAAGCGACATAAGTTTGAATACACTTGCACTCTGAATGGTGCTCATGTCCCTGATAGGATTAAGGCGAAGTAATGAACATCAGCACGAACGGGAAACCGCCAGAAATTTTAGGTAAAATGGTTAGCTTTAAAACCCCTCGCGATGGCATCAAGGAAGGAGAAGTGAAATCCATAATGCCTCTCAAAAAGACAGTTGATATTCAATGCGAAGGTGAACGGTGGCTTAATGTACCCCTAGACCAGATTATAGAAACGCAATAAAAACCGTTACTGTGCACGAGGAATAAAGAATGAACTTAGAAGACCTTGTTATCACGAAAGAGTGTTGCGATTGGCTCACTCCTATCGTTAAAGATTTACCAGAAACAAGCTATGAACAATCGGCAACTGATGCGGTTATAAACCATGTCAAAGAGCTTGAAAAGAAGCTGGCACTAGCTGAAGGCGAATGGAAAACATACGCAACATCTTGTGAGTCGCTGAGTAAGAAGCTGGCAGAGGCTAATGAGATGCTTACTTCAAGTGGGATTGATGAGCTTCAAAACAAGCTCAAGGTCGCGGAAGAGGCGCTGGAGTTTATGAAACAAGGATGCCTAGTACCTCCTGACGGTGGCTCGCCTGACATCCCTGATTATATCAACTGCGCTACTGAGGCACTTAAAAAGATCGAGGGTAATTAAATGAATGCAAGAGTTAAATATAACCTAGTATACCGTAATGATAAGACAGAAGCGCTTAGGTACTTCTACCGAAACTTAGACGGTAAATATGAGCGTGATGACGGCAGACTTTTCGACACTCGCGAACTGCTGCTAATGTACACATGGGTTAAGAACAGAAAACCAAGGTCAACAGTTAAGTGGACCACTAACGATAACGGATTTAAAGTGAGGGTTAAGAGATGAAACGATGTCAGTACTGCAAACAATTACCGCCACACTCTAAGTGGTGTACCCGCTTCGGCATGAAAGATTCAACAGTTACACTTGACAAGAAACCGCTTGACATTACCTTCAAAAAGCTTGACAATGATCTACTACGTAGGCCACTAAAGACCTACTCACTTTTACTGGATGCCTTAAATGATTAGAATACTAAACGAGACGCACTGCCAAGTGCTACACCGTAAAACTACCCACGAAGTAATGATGCAGGCGATTGCTGACATAGCAGACACTCAACCTGTCGCACTTATATCTAAGCTACTGGAGTTTGAAACCCTGAGTTTAGAAGACGCTACGGTAATAATGCCCAATTACGTTGTGCACCCTAAGCTAACTCTCCTCGTCCTTATCGCAGGGGAGTTCAGCTACTTCGACGGTGCTTACCGTAGACGTAAAGAGCATAGCGAAACTGGACTTGAAGCTTACAACAAAGTTAAAACCTTTGTGACTGAGTACCTTAGCAAGCTATGAAGATCTCCCTATATCCTGATGGGTACAAGGTTTACTGTGCTCAGAGCGCGTACAAAGACGTGCTAGATGTAGCTAGCATCATTACTACCGGTGACTTGGAGTATATAGCTGAAGCTACCACATACAAGAATTTTAGAGTTAACGTTAAAGATGTACTTAGCCACTTTAGCTATAAGTACCCTTTAAACAAGGTATGTCACATCCTAGCCGATGGAGTATTCACACTTAAACGGGATAAAACTGTTACGCTGTCAAGAAGAGGCTCAAGTTATAATAGCAGACTGTCGAGAATGATTAGCAACTACGCACTAGCTGAAAAGCTAGGCATAGAGTGCCACTTAAAAAATAAACTATTGGAGAATGAACGTGCTAACAATAAAGCCGAGTTTTTGGGCCTTTAGCCCTGAAGGTGAACACTCAGTGTACGGGCCGTCATCCCACAAGAGATGGAAGGCGTGCCCAGCTTCGATCGAGCTATCACGCGGTATCGTTATCCCTGATAAGAGTTACAACATCAGGGGTACGCTTTGCCATGAGATCGCTGAGGCCCTTGTACGCAGAGAGTACTTGGCATTTCCTTATACTCTCCCTTGGCAGCTTAGTGAGATTCTAAAGAAGCGTGAAGAGGAAGTAGGTGACTCGGATGACATTTTATGGGTATCCCGTGGGGCCCTAGAAGCCGTTGATTACTTTGTTAACATGGTAGGAAATGTAATACAGGTACTCTTCGAAAAGAAGATCCATATCAGTGGCGAGATGTGGGGTAGTGCAGACGTTATCATTATTGGAACGGACGCGACCGTAGTACTGGATTACAAGTTTGGTAACAGCCCAGTTAAGGCCGAAGAGATCCAGCTAAAAGATTACCTTATGGGAGTATTCAGGCACTTAGAAAATATCCCAGAGCATTACCGTTTTATCGCGGGAATTTACCAGCCAAGCGTATCAATTGGTTACGACGAATACACTTATTCTATCGATGACATGCTTGACGGTTTAGTTTCAGTAGAACAAGATATTCAAGCAACAAAACAACCTAATATTTACCCTAATGATGGGGGCCACTGCTTCTTCTGTCCTGCTGCTCAGACTGCAGACCCAGCAAGAAAATGCCCTATGATTAAAATGAAGATCCAAGATAAAGCTGGAGACTCATTGATGAACGCACTAAACGAATACGAGAGCACTAACGCTTTAGTATAATTGATAAAGGAAAATATCATGAACGGACAAACTCAAGCCCCAGGCGGGAAAAAAGCTAAGTCAGACTTCGTAGTAGCATGTAACGGTGTTAAGATGGCCATTAAAGGTCGCCTTGCACGCGCTCACATTGTCTCTACCTTCGACTACCAAAACAAGGGTTTCCCTAAACATTCAACTTACCTCATCGTAGACCCTAACGATCCTAAAGTTGCCCAACTAGCTAACGCTTGTCGCGCTATCAAACAACAGTTCTACCCAAACACTCCTGACCTTCTATGGGGCAACCCGATTAAAGATGGACGTACTCCACTTAGACCTGACGGTACTGAATGGCAGGACTGGCAAAAAGGCAACGTGTTCATCGCAGTATCTACTGGTGCTCAGTTTCCTCCTACTGCCTTAGTTAAAGATGCCCAGTCTCCTAAAGGCTACCGTGAAGCTACTGTACTAGATGAGCGCGCCTTCTACTACGACGGTGCTGAAGCGGTAGTTGAGTTTGCTGCGGGCGGAATGGAAGGAAACAATAAAGGTATCAACCTTTTCTTTAACGGTATCCTTGGCCTTGGTACTGGTGAACGTTTCGTGATCGCTTCAAGCGGTTCATTCAATGCTGATGAAGCCTTTGCTGACTTCTTGAAAGGTACTGCTGGTGGAGCGGGAAACCAGAACTACAATGGTCAAAATCAAAATATGAACAACGTCCAGACTAACCACATGAACCAGAACGCTGGGAACCTTAACCAGAACAATGGTCAGAACTTCAATGGTAATAGCCAGGGAAACGGTGGCGGATACGACCAGGGTCAGAACTTCAACGGTGGATATTCAGGTGGGTCACAGAATCAGAACGGGCAGCACTATCAGAACCAGAACAATGCAAACTCGCATCAGAACGGTCAGGGCTATCAGAATGGACAGAACCCTAACCAGAATAACAATGGTCAGTGGAATAACGGTAACGGCGGCAGCTCCCTTGTGTAAGACTTGGGAGTTATGCTTATTCGGAGTATGTTTTGCAGCCGTCATTGGCGGCTACTTATTTAAATAGTTTAGGAGATTCACATGACACCAGGAAGATTTGATTACGTTAAGTACGATGCTCAAGCAGTAGCTGACCAACAACAGATGAAAGAAACATTCACCTTGTTAGAGCTAAATGTAGAAAACCGTATTAAGTCCCCTCGGGCTAAAGCATTGGTGATGACCAAGATCGAAGAGGCTTATATGTGGGTTGGCAAAGCTATCCGCGATGACCAACTTGCCCGCAACAAAACAACCGAGTTACAAGAAGAACGTAGTAACTCATAACCTTATTTGGAGAATCAAATGGAACTAAGATTAGAAATTAAACTCGCATCAGTAGAAGAACTTGCTACCGTAGCTTCAGCTTTAGCTGGCCTTCAAGTAGCAGACACTACCGCAGCACCTGAAGCCCGTTCAACTAGAAGTATGCGCTCAACAGTTACGCATGAGCTAGACACTGACAACATGATCGATGTGGAAAGCCCTTTCACTGACACTCCTCCTGAGTCTGAAACTAATGACCCGACTCCACCGCCCACTCCAAATCCAGCACCAGCGCCTAAGACTGGCAAAGCTCCTACTGCAGCTGAGAAAAAAGCTCAGAAGAAAGCCCAGGAAGATGCTGACCGCGCAGACCGCATTGCTAGATTAAAAGAAACTATGGACTCTCAAAAAGCCATCGGTACTCAAGCTCTTGATAATCGTGCAGCCAACCTTACTGCCTCAGCTAACCTTACACCAGAAGAGTCAATCGAATCTATCGTGGAAGAGATCAAAGTCCTAGGTGACACTCTTATGGCGTTCAATGGTGTAGATCTTGACGGTAAGAAAGCTCTTACTGCTCAGGTTATGACTAAAGTAGGCGTGCCTGCTGGAGTTAGACCTACTCAGCTTCAACAGCCGATGCTTGGCCAGTTCCGTGATGCTTATAAAGCTATGGTAAACTCAGTAGTTAACCCAGTTATGGGCGGGTTAGTATGAAGTTAGTAGAAAATAAAGATGGGGCACCGGATACACCGGGCCCTGAAACTGACTTACCTAAAGGTACTACAGATACCCCAGAGCCTGCTAGCGAAGCGGCTGAGGAAATTATTGAAGAACCTTCGGTAGACCTCTCTGCTATCGCATCTTCGAAAGTACCTGCAGGCATGATCGAAAGTCTCAAAGCTATCAGGCATGAGATTGCGGTAATGCACTCTCACTTTGTTAAAGAGCATGGGCAGATTCCTTCATACTTGGGCGGAGCTTACCAAGCTATCGACGATGCTGAGGACTTTCTCAGACGTGTTACAGCAGGTCAGGAAATGTTTACTCCAGTCCCTAAAAAGCCTGAAGTTAAAGAAGCGGATAAAGTAACTCCTGAATGGACTATTAAAGTACCTTCTAATTTATCTGACGTACCGTACATGCAAGAGTGGGCAGGGACTTGTTTCTTCCCGTCACTGCGTGAGATGACTGTTCGTAGAGATTGCGAAGCGAGTATGCAAGCTGACAAGAACAAAGGCAAGTTGTACCTTCGCGTTACCGTTACCGTGCAGAATAAACCCATGGTAGTGCTACCTACTAAGTACAAACCTAACTCAGTAATTGATTTAGCAGCTCTCGCTAAGAGTATTGACGCTCTTTAAATTTTTGATACCACACAACTAGGTAGGGGTTAACACCTCTACCTAGTTTATACGGAGGTTACGTGGCATATTTGGCTCCCAGAAAGCATCAGTTAGAGTTAAAAGATTTTTTACTATCGTCGAAAGGTAATGGAGCGATCGGGTATCACGGTATGGGGCTAGGTAAGACCTATACTACCATCCTTGCAGCACGCGTCCTTATCACTAAACTCAGACCTATACACGGCGACGCATTAAAAGTAGTAGTACTCTGTCCCAAGTCTGCCATTCTCACATGGAAACAGGAGCTAGCTAAGTTCGCTCCAGACCTTATACCGTTCTTTATCATTGTACCTTACTCACAACTTAAAAAATTTATCATGCGTATCCGTGGCTCCAAGTTTCACTATGCCATGCTTGCCCTCGATGAGTGTCACTATATCAAGAACCCTATCGCCGATCGCACCATAGACTTTGCTACCATGCTTCAGCACATGGCCCCTACTTTTCATGGTAAGATCATGCCGTTAACTGGTACTCCTATCCCGAATGACGGGGCTGAGATCTACGTTAACTTCTGGTTAGTAGCTTCACCCAATATCAATGCGGCCATAGGAAAGATCTTAGACCGTGCTCAGTTTGAAAAGTTTCGTCAGATGTTTACTCACGAGAGTCAAGCTACGATAAAGGTTAAGAACCCGTACAGTCCTACAGGTTTCTCATATCAGCAAGTGACTACATACAAGGGGTTAGACAACGAAGATAAGTTTCATCAGTTGATCGCACCTTACGTTCATTACCGAAGAGCGGAAGACTGTGTAGATATGCCAGAGAAACAAGTGATCCCAGTACGCTTAGATATCCCAGATGATGACATGCTTAAAGGTGCCAACATGGAGATGCCTGAGGCCTACATGAGTAAGCTTGAGCGAATCGCTACTGCCAAAACTCCGTATGCTGTGGCTTGGCTTGAAGAGTTCTTCAAACTTGACCAGCAAATTGTTATCTTCTCACTGTTCACTAAGGGCCTAAGAGTTTTAGAGCAAACCTTCCAAGGTAAGATCAAACTTATCACAGGTGCTGAGTCTCAAGTCGAAAGAGCACAAACTATTATCGCGTTCCAACAGGGCAAGCTTAAAGGTATTGCCATGTCATACGGCGCAGGTGCTGAGTCACTTAACTTACAAAATGCTAGTAATACTTTATACCTCAACTTCCCATGGCATGATGATAAACTTGCTCAAGCTATGGCACGTACTTATCGAAGTGGGCAACTTAACCGAACCAACCATTACTTTTTATTCTCAGGTGAGAACGATCAGGCCTGCTACGAAAGAGTACTCCAGAAACGTACCTTCAATGAAAGCTTACGAGAGAAGTTACGTAATGGCGTAGGCCCAAGGGGTGACGGGGTTAATACTCCACGCATATCAGACACCACTATCGAAGTGGCCCGTAAAGAAACAGCTGTTGAGTGGTTAGGCCTATGAAAGAGTTCTTCTTTGACTTTGAAA